GCGAATGGTATGATGCATCTTATCACGGTATATTAGTTCACAGGGATTATGAAAATAAAACTGTTAAAGCAAAAGTTCTTAAAGTAAAATTCCAAAACCTTGGAGAGAATGGTGCTGAAGCACATTTTACTTGGGAGCCTAGATCTGGTTGTTTTATACCACATCAACTTGCTATACACGAAAATGAACCTATGCCCTGGGATTTATGAAAAGCTTATACAAAAGAAGAAAACCAAATAACCTTCCGCCATACTTACCAAGCCCGGAAGAACAAGAGTGGAAATTATATTGTACACGAAACAACATAAGAATATCACCTTGGGCTACACCGCAAGATGGTCAATGGAAGATATGTATAAACTTAGGCTCATATGTTAAAGGAGAGAAATGTAACTTTGCTCCCTATGTATATGATAAAGAAACCCTTTGGGTAGAATACTATAAAATGTGTAAATATTATTATGATAAATATAGAAAATGAATATAGGGGATTAGTGTCTGGCATATTAGGATCAGGTGTTGATAAAGATGATAGAACAGGAGTAGGAACTAAATCTGTATTTGGTAGACAACTTACTCACGATATGGCCTTAGGCTTTCCTCTATTAACAAACAAGAAGATGTATTTCAATTCTGCAAGAACAGAATTACTGTGGATATTACATGGCAAAACAGATATGAAATACTTACAGGATAATAATGTAACTTATTGGGATGCTGATTATAAAAGATCAGGCAGAACAGACGGAACATTAGGCCCTGTTTATGGCGCACAATGGCGTAACTGGAAAATAACTGATGGCTACTACACAAGGTATGAAGATCAGTTATTGAATTTAGTTAAGAATATAAAAGAGAATCCTAGCTCGAGAAGATTAATGGTTAATGCTTGGAATGTTGGCCAATTAAAACATATGGCCTTGCCTCCTTGTCATTACGCTTTTCAAGTTTATATCAACAATGGTAAAATGGATTTAATGTGGATACAAAGATCTGCTGATGTATTCTTAGGCTTACCTTACGATATAGCTATGTACGGTTTATTATTAGAGTTGTTATGTAAAGAAACAGAATATACTCCTGGTAAATTAATAGCTCAGTTGGGTGATTGTCATATATATAAAAACCATATTGATGCAGCAAATTGTTATGCATACAGAAGAGAAACAAATGATTTACCTGAATTGAATTTACAAAAGGGTATTGATATTGTTGATGGCGAATTGTATATACCGAGTAAAGAATTAATAACAATATCTAATTATAACCCGCTGCCTGCAATACCAGCAAAATTAAATGTTGGCAAATGATGTATTATTTATATCATATTCCGGGTAAAAAAATCGGCGTTACACGTGATCTTAATAAAAGAGTTACGCTAACGCAGGGTTATAAGCCTACTGAATACGAAGTTTTAGATCAGTCTGACGATATAGATTATATATCAAAGAAAGAACTAGAACTTCAAACGTCTTATGGCTATAAAGTAGATATTAAACCTTATAAAAATTTATTTAAAATGAAAGTAAACGTAACCGAACAAACAACAACATTCCCTTGTCCAGTGAATAAACTTAAGGGAAGACTAAACGATAGTTTAGGAATGCGCTGGAAAACAGATCATGGTGAGTTTAATATAAACGCAGACTCTATTACATGGATCATGAAAAATGTACAAACATCTATGTTTAATAGCGAAAGAAGCTATGTGTACAACAAATCCTTATCAAACTATTTTGAAGCAGTTAAAAAACACTTCGCACCATTAAATACAATTGGCGGTTTAACAATGCCAAAGAAAGAATTAATGATGTTTAAGAAAATTAGAAAGTGGGCTGAAGACAGAGGCTTATATGAAAAGGGTGATCCTATGACTCAATATGTTAAGCTTCAAGAAGAAGCTGGTGAGTTAGCTAAAGCATTGCTTAAAGAAGATCAACCAGAAGTTATTGATGCTATTGGCGATATAGTTGTAGTGTTAACTAACCTGGCACATTTAAAAGGTGTTACCATTGAAGAATGTATTGCTGACGCTTACAAAGTTATCAATGCTAGAACTGGTAAAATGATTAACGGAACATTTGTCAAAGATGAGCTGTAAGTGTAAATTCAGAGATCCTGTTGTTGAAAGAGTCGTAGACAAATTCAAACAACGATCAGATGTAGGCTATAAAAAATATGGCATTACACTTGACGATGATCCTTCTAAAGTAGTTGATTGGCTTAATCATTTACAAGAAGAACTTATGGATGCTGTTTTGTATTTACAAAAAGCTAAAGAAACATATGAGAAAGAAAAGAGTATATAAAAGAAAAAGAGGTCCCGTTGTAGCTAAGAAAGTTATTTATGACGGGATCCAATTCGCTTCTGGTTTAGAAAAATATATGTACAAAGCTCTTAAAGTGGCTAATATAAGAACTAAATACGAAGGCGAAACTTTTGTTTTAATTAATGGTTTTCATTTTGAAAACAAAGTATACGAAAGGCAAGCTAATAGCAAAGGAATATTTAAGAATAGAGGTTGTAAAAGAATACTACCGATTAAATATACACCAGACTTTATTGGCGATAACTTTATAATAGAAACAAAAGGTAGACCAAATGAGTCTTTTCCGATACGATGGAAGTTGTTTAAACACTTAATGACTAAACAATTCCCAGGCTATACTTTATATAAACCACAAAATCAAAAAGAATGCGATCAGGTAATAGAACTAATAAAATTTCCGGAAAGCATTTAGCTCGAACGAAATATAAAGAACGTAAAATAGACACGTATATTAAATGGTCTGTAAACAAGAGAGGCTATTTAAAATGGAAAGATCTTATAATGATACATGAACAATATAATATAAAATGTTATGGATGAAAATGAAGAACCATCTGGAACTTGGAGCATGGCCTTAGGCACGTATCCAGGAGTATTATTTGGAGCTAGAACTTATGAAGGCCCAACACACACACAACACGTATTTTATCTGCCGTTTGTAGATATAGCAATAGAAATAAAAAATTAATATGAAAGCACCTTTATTTACAGAAAGAATCCCGTACAAACCATTTGAATACCCGGAATATTATACAGAAGGCTGGCTTAAACAGGCTCAAGCGTTTTGGTTGCATACGGAAATTCCTATGTCGGGTGATTTAAAAGACTGGAACGAAAAGTTAAATGATAAAGAGAAAAACCTAGTAGGAAATATCTTGCTAGGCTTTGCTCAAACTGAATGCGCTGTGTCAGATTACTGGACACAAAAAGTTGTTGGTTGGTTTCCTAAACACGAAATACAACAAATGTCTATGATGTTCGGAAGCCAAGAAACAATTCACGCAGTAGCTTATAGTTACTTGAATGAAACATTAGGCTTAGAAGATTATGAAGCGTTCTTACATGAGCCCGCAACAGCCGCTAGGTTCGATAACTTAGTTGCTTACGAAGGTAATGATCCTGTGGGTATAGGTAAATCGTTAGCCACGTTCTCAGCCTTTGCAGAAGGCGTTAGTTTGTATTCTGCGTTTGCTGTGCTATACAGTTTTCAAATGCGTAACTTACTTAAAGGTATTGGACAACAAATGAAATGGTCTGTAAGAGATGAGTCATTACATTCTAAAATGGGTTGTCAATTATTTAGACACATGTGTTCTCAAATACCAGGATTAAAAGAAGAATGCAAGGAGCATATATACGATGCAGCTTTAACAATGCATAATGCTGAAATGACTTACATAAGTAAGTTATTTGAAATGGGTGATATTGAAGGAATAACAGAATATGATCTTAAACACTTTATTAAAAAACGAACAGGTGATAAACTTCAAGAATTGGGTTATAAACAAGAAGGAAAGTTTAAATTCGAATATGACCAAAAGTCAATTGATAAAATGGCTTGGTTCGACCATCTTACTGGGGGTCACACTCACACTGATTTTTTCGCTATTAGGCCGACTGACTATAGTAAAGCAAATGAAGGCGAAGATTTTGAAGACGTATGGTAAAGTACAGACTGCTAAGGTTTTTAATAGAAAGAAAAAGAAAACTAAAACCTAGTGAAAGATTAGCTACCCGTATAGGTTATATGGGAGCTGGTTTTCTAGTGGCAGCACAATGGACAATAGAGCCAACTTTATACATAGTTGGTTTTATTTGCGTTGGTGTACAGACTGCATCTCGTAAGCAATGGAATTTAGTTGCTTTAAATATTAATGGGCTTATAGCCTGGATTAAACATTTAATTATATAATATGGGAGTACAAAAGAATATTAAACAATTACAAGAACAAGTAGAAGTCTTGGGTGGTGCTTTAACAAGGGCATTAAAAGATTTAGATGCTATTAAAATGTTAGCTCAAGGTACACTTACTTCTTTTCAATTACATATTGGACAAGAAGAGTGGGATAGGCTTGTTGAAGAACTTAAAGATTTAGAAAAAAGAGATGTGGAACAATAATTGGAAAAAAGGAATTGATTATCCTGCTTGGGGTGAAACCGATGTTTATAAGAAAACAATTGGTGGAGGATATTTGATTAAAGAAGAAACCCCACGAGACGCATATAATCGTGTATGCGAAACTGTAGCGAAGCGTTTAGGACGCCCAGAACTTGCCCCAACATTTTTTGAATACATATGGAATGGTTGGCTGTGTTTAGCCTCTCCTGTGTTATCAAACACTGGTTCAGATCGAGGGTTGCCTATATCATGCTTTGGTATAGATGTTGCTGATTCAATATATGATATTGGAAGCAAGAATTTAGAGATGATGTTACTCGCTAAGCACGGCGGTGGAGTTGGCATTGGTATAAATCAAATCAGACCCGCTGGCGATACAATTAATGGAAATGGAACAAGTGACGGCGTGGTGCCTTTTTGCAAGATATACGATTCAACAATACTTGCCACTAATCAAGGATCTGTCCGAAGAGGAGCAGCATCAGTTAATATCAATATTGAGCATCCCGACTTTGAAGAATGGCTTGAAATTAGAGAACCTAAAGGAGACGTTAATCGTCAGTCGCTCAACCTCCACCAGTGCGCTGTGGTCGGCGACAAGTTCATGCGAAGAGTTGAAAGCGGAGATGTTGAAGCAAGAAAAAAATGGGGAAAGCTTTTACAAAAGCGTAAAGCAACTGGAGAACCTTATATATTATTTAAGGGAAATACAAACAAAAATAATCCAGAGCAATACAGAAAGCATGGTTTAAAAGTTCACATGACAAATATATGTAGTGAAATTACATTACATACAGATGAATCACATTCATTTGTTTGTTGCTTGTCTAGTTTGAATTTAGCTAAATATGAGGAGTGGAAAAACACTAATCTTATTTATGACAGCATCTGGTTTTTAGATGGTGTATTAGAAGAATTTATACAAAAATCCAAAGGTAAAGTTGGCTTTCATAATTCTGTTAGATCTGCTGAAAAAGGTAGAGCATTAGGATTAGGCGTACTTGGTTGGCATACTTATTTGCAAGATCAAGGTTTACCGTTTGAAGGATTACTATCACAATATGAAACAAGAAAAATATTTTCACAAATTAAAATTGAAAGTGAGAGAGCTTCAATGGCTCTTGCGGAAGAATTTGGCGAGCCTCTTTGGTGCCGTGGTTCAGGTTTTAGGAATACTCATTTGCGGGCTATTGCTCCTACTGTATCTAACAGCAAGCTTAGTGGCAACGTTAGTCCTGGAATCGAACCTTGGGCTGCAAACGTATTTACGGAACAAAGTGCAAAGGGTACTTTCATTCGCAAGAACCCTGCGTTATTAAAAGTATTAAAAAAATATAAAATTAATATTGATAAAGTATGGAACAAAATAATGAAAGATGCTGGTTCCGTACAAGGTGTTAAAGAGCTTGATGATATTAAGCTTGGTAAGTGGGAGACACCAGCGAAAGAAGTATTTAAAACGTTTAAGGAAATTAATCAACTAGAATTAGTTAATCAAGCGGGAATAAGACAACAGTATATAGATCAATCTGTTAGTTTAAATTTAGCATTCCCGAGTGTTGCAGAACCTAAGTGGATTAATAAGGTTCATTATGAAGCGTGGAAGAAAGGTATTAAAACCTTATATTATATGCGAACTGAATCAGTTCTTAGAGGTGATATTGCACAGAATGCAATGGATGAAAATTGCTTAGCGTGTGATGGATAAAATTTAAGGGGCTTTTTTAAGGCCCCTTTTTTTATTTATTTTTAACTTGAGTTCTCATAGATATTTTAGTTGAATTAACTAAAGATCTACTTGGTCTTATATCTGGCCTTGGATTTTCTCTTGGAGTAATTTTAGAATTAAAATTATTATTAGGATTTTCTCTTGGAACAAATTTGTTTTTATTATTCCATGTTCTTTCTTGTCTATTGTTATTTAGCTTTACTTCGTTTCTTAATCTATTAGCTACTATATTAACTTTATCTTCTCTTACTTTTCTAATACTATTCTCCTTCCTTTCATTACAGCTACATTACGAGGCTGTTCATACATATAATATCTTGGTATTTGATAATTAAAATAAGGGTAACCAAAAGCCCAATCGTACCAGAAATTATGTCTATTCCAATACATATCAAAAGAATTAAACGGATTCCAAAATCTAGCAAACGATGCAGAAGAATAAAATGAGAACGGCTGATTAGATGCAAACTTAGCGTAGTTCCATCTAAATGTAAAGCTATTTCTCATCTTCCAATTTAATCTTGTATAAGATAATGTATCTATCTTAACAGTAGAAGGAACATCTAACCAGGGACCTGATAGTGGTGCAGGTGGTGTTTTTTGTATTCCGCAACTAACAACAACCAGAGTGGCCGTTACAAAAAGGACAGTTTTCCATAATTTCATTATATTATTTTATATTTTGTTTTATTGTTCTCGTCTTTGTAAGCTTCTAAACAACGCTTTCTATTAGAATCAGCATCTACATAACTTACATGAACCCAAGAAGGGTTATCTTCGGTTCCAAATTCCCAAATCATTTGATCGAAATCTAAATTTTCTTTTATGTAATGGTACATATCTTTATTAGACATGTAACCGTAAGTGTCATCTAAATCCATTGCTCTTCCTTGGCAATGTTGTGACTTACTACTTCCACCGATTGCCTTTATTCAATTCTTCTGAACGAAAGAATGAATTAATTTTTATTGGGCCATTTACAGCTTTTCTTAATGGTTCAAATACTTTTTCAGCAATAAGTTCCATATTCTGTAATTCGTATTCTCCAGGCTCATTCTCTATACCTTTCCTTAATGCAGTCGCACTAAATATGGCTTCTTTCTTTGTTATGTGCTCGCTTATCTTACTCATCTATTGAGCTTTTAATCTTTCGATATGGTTTTCTATATCTTCCTTTGTTATCTTTAACTTCAATGCTATACCACCACTCCATTGTCCTTTAGGTTTACCATTGTGTAAAACTAAAATAGTTGGAACAGATTTTATTTGTTGCCTAAATGAAGGTGTTTGTTCTTCTAGTATTAAATATTTTACCTTAGCATACTTAAGACCTGCAAGGTCGAGGTTATGTCTTGAATTCCAAGAAGAATTGATGTGCAGTACTTCGTATTGTGAATATCCTGCAATTGTAAAGAGTAAACTTAATATTATTAGAATCTTTTTCATTTTATTTGTTTATAATTGTGAACAGTTTGTCGTCGATTTTATCTAGTTTTTCACTATTATCTTGAACTTTTTCGTCAATATCCATAATAGTAGTTCTAACCAGTTCATCTTTTAAATCATATTCTGTTCTACTCACCTCTGGTTTAGGTAATTCTTTTGCAAGATCTATATCTTTTTGCAAAGTAAAATACATGGCTGCTAAACTCACTGCGCCCGCAACCAACATTCCAATCGTTTTTAAATCTAATTGTACTTCTGTGTTCTCTGAAATTTTTTGAGCCATAATTGTTTTAAGTTTCTATAATATATGTAATCACCTATTTTTTATTCCTTTTAACGTTTTTTACTCTTCGTGGCTTGCCTTTCGGTTGGCCCAAGCTTTTCTTTTCTCTAATCTTTTTTGCTTTTTCAGATGAAGACATTTCACCAGATGTTTTTGGTGTTTTACCAGATACTCTTTTACTGGGCCTACAATAAGGCACACCTCTTCCATCTCCTTTTGTTCTACCGCAAGGTTTACCTGTTCTAACATCTACCCACTTCTCTTTAAACCAGCGCTTTAACGAAGCACCTTTCTTTGTTTTTCTAACAGCCATTACTTTTTACTTTTGTTTCCCCAATTGCTAGCGCCCTTCTTTCTGCACTTTGCAATAGCTCCACTTGCATAAGCGGATGGAAATACTTTGTATCTTGCTTTAACTTTTTTGTAACACGCATCTTTTGGCATAATTATTTATTTTTTAGTTTTTTTATTTCGTCTCTTATAAAAGCATTCTTATCTTTTGTAGATAATCCTAAATATTTTTTGTATTCCTTTTGGTTTTCTTTGCTTAATTTAATTAAAATTTCACCTTTTAATTTTTTGTTTTCTTTCCTTGTTTCCGCGGCTCTAATTTTCCCTTCCTCTTTTCGTTTCTTTTTAGCAGTAGTTTTTATTAATTCGTGCTCCTCATTCTTAACATTGACATCCCACGTTCTCCATCCTAAACCTAAAGCTAATCTTTGGTAAGCAGTGTTTCTATCGTCTAAAGCCTCTGTAATGCCTCTTATTTCTGAAATAGCCCTATCGAGTGGTATGTTTAAACCAGCTGATAATAAATTACCAATAACTTCGTATGCAGGACTATCAAGAGCAGCGCCTCTAGCATCTATAACATCTGTATCAAATTTTTTAGTTTGTATTGCGCCATAAACTTTTCTAAGTTTTGAGCCAATTGGTGGAGATACATTTGCTAATTGCAATAAAGTATAAGTGTGATCTGCCATAAACGATCCTCTTTCCTCTTGTCTATAATATTCGTTGATAGTATTTTTTAATGTCGACACTACGGCACCAGCCAACCCGCTACCCCTTAATATAGTATCAACCATACTATTCATAATTCTTTCTTGTTTTGTATTGATAACTTTTTGGAATTTTTCTTCGTCTTCATCATCTGGATCAAACTCTGGGAGTAATGCAAACAATGCATTTTGTAGTGTGGAAAAAATTAAATTCTGCACAAATCCATAATAAATTATTTTACTAATATTTGTTTTAGCATCACCCCTTCTATTAATTAAATCTTGACCAGCCTTCTTCATTAATCGAGTATACTGCATTGGTGTATTTTGAAATGCTAATATTAATCTACCAAGATGACTTGATTGTTGTTTAGATATTAACATAGGATCCCCAGACTGTTGTGTCTCATCTGATATTGCACTGAAGTCTTCAAACGCTTTTGCTTCAGCATCCGCTTTCGACATGCCTTGTTTAACGTAAGTGTTAGTTCTATTTATTAGGAATGTAGCACCTCCTGTTGCAATAGCCATACTATCCGCTATTTGTGTTGGTGTAAAACCAATTTTTAATAAATAAGAAACAGCTGCACTGTATTTATCTTTAGCGTTCTTAGCTTGGCTAGCTATCTCCTGCTCTTGTACATCGGATTTTAAACCACCTCTTCTTTGCTTTAGTTTATCTGAATTAAATATTTTTGCCCATGCTGACCAGTACGCTGGTTGATTTGCAAATGCTTTTGCAGCCATCAGCGGATTATTATCTGACCAGTTAACGAAGTTAGTAAACGATAACATCTGTAATAAAGCTGATCTTCTATTAAAGAACATTATAGTACCTACAGAATTATTAACCCAGTCAAGCCAAGCACCAGTTAATCTATCGGGATTACCGGGTCTATTGCTTCCACTTTTCATTCTTCTTATAATATCCTCAAGAGCTTCTCTGTGCCTTGAACCATACAACGCTTCAACTTTATTTAAATTGTCTTCATTAAAAATTTGGTCCGCATTGGTTATAAATTCTTCAAGATAGTCTTTCCTACTAACGTTTTCTGAAAGCTCATTAAGATCTTTTAAAACACTTCCAACGTCCCAGAATTCAGATGGTTCAACCCATTGATCTCTTTGAGATATTATTTGTAGTGTGTCTGCAAAGCCTTTAAGATCAGGAGAATTATTAACAGCGGATAATAAAGCATTTTTATCTCTTTTGGATATACCCGGAACTTCAAAGCCAGATTTATTATATAAATAAATTCTTACAGCCTGATCGTTTGTAAATCCAGTTTCTGCAATTTCTTTATTTAGTATTTTTTTAACTTTTGGAAATGATTTTAATAAACCGGAATAATCATTTTTAAGCGCCTGCTTTTGAGATTCCATAGCTGATATACCTTTTAAATAAGGTTTAACTAAATTATCTTCAAAAAACTTTTGATCTGCTTCTCCTTGTTTTCCCTTACCAGCAAAAGTGTATTGTGTTAATCCTCTAAAATCTTCTGCTGTAGAAGGTAAAAAGAATTTATATTTTCCCTTGTTAACGCCTTTCTTTCTTGCTACAACTTTAGAATACACAGCTTCTGGCTTAACACCTTTTTGTCTAGCTATCATTTCATTTAAACCTTTACTTAAATCAGGCGCGATAGAAGATTTAACAACAGCTTCTTTTTTAGGTTTAGCAGCTAATTTTTTTTGTGCTCTGACTTTAATTTTAATAGCCTCTTCTCTTGCTGCAATTAATTCAATAGCAAGTTTACCGTCATGAGTGTAAACATCTCTAAGCTGACTTTCTGTAAGGAGCATCATCCTTAAATCTTTAAAAGGATTATTTTTACCAAAAATATCTATAACATCTAATAAATCTCTATTTTCGAGCCATTGATCATGGTATTCAAGAATGTTATCTATTTCGTTATTTGTTTTTAAATCACTGTCTTCTGTAAAAGCAAGCTCAGCAATTTCAAACATAGTCCCGGCGTTGTCCGCTAAATGTTCCCCCTTTTGATTACCTTGAGGTCCATCTTTAAATGTTATATATTTAAACCCAGTCAAAGATCGTAGCCCTTTAGTTGCATTAGTTTGGGCTTGGAGCATATAAATTAATGATTCTGGTTTTATCTTATTTGTTTTAACGGCATCAACAAGTTTACCTATTATATGTTTTGCTAATATTTTATTGTGTAAATTAGCTGCATCAATTTCGCCAATAAATTTTTCATATTTTTGCAATTTTTTCTCAGCTTTAATCGGTGATTCTAAAATTCTAGCGACTTTTGCCATAACGCCAAACTTAGAATTGATAGGGCTTACAAGCGATAAATCTAAATTGTCTGGTAAATCTTTACTTTTTGGTTGATTGTTTTTAGTTTTATTAAGAAAATCAAAATATTTACCTTTAGCACCAGGTATTATATTTCCATTGTCATCTTTTTTAGTTTCAGCAGAATCTAATAATCTATTAAAAAATCCAAGACCATCAAATCCAATTATATCTGTAATATCAGACCCTAATAGGTTAGCAACAACACGCATGTCTTTTGCAAAATTATCTAATAATATTTTATCACTATTTTTAGTTAATGCTTTCCCAACCTTGTTTATAACGTCTTTAGGAATTTTTGATGAAAACTTCACTGATTGTAAATAAGCTAACACTTTAAAATCTTGTATTAAACTTTTATCAAAAGCCCTTCTAACATATCTAGCGGCTTCTTCATTTATAGGTTTGCCATCGGCGTAATTTATTAAAGCCTTACCATTCTCGTCAATAACTTCATCAACTCCCTTTTTTAGCGATTGTTTAAATAAATACTTTGTTCCTTCTATAAACGCAGGCGCAATGGAACTTTTAACTGTACCTCTCTCAATATCTTTTTGGAGAGTTTCTACATAGTTATCAGCTAATGTAACGCTCAATGCTTTTTGATTTTTTTCAAAAGCTTTTGTTAATTCGCTATTTGCATCATTTATATCTTCTTCAAAAATTTCAAAGGCCATTTCTTCAGCTGTCATTTTTGACCAAGATTCTTTTCTACCCGCTATTAGCTTTCCGTTCTTATCAAGTATGTATGTCATGTACTGCTCGTTAGATACGTTTTTATCTACATTCGGTAATCTTCGTATAAATTGATTTCCCGAAGTATTGCCTGCTGCGTCGGTAGAGCTTTTAACCCTATCTATTTTCTTTCCTTGCCAATCGCTAGTGTAATTTGGTTTAAAAACTTTTCCAACAACCTTGCCAGTTATAGGATCTTTTATGTCTTGGTCAGTAAAAACTCCCCCTACAGACTTTTGTACTGCAAAAGGCATTGCTGTGGCAAGCCATGTTGTAGGAGCATTTTCAAGGGTAGCTTTTTTTGCTTTCAAAAAGTTTGACTTTAGGCCTGTTTTCATAGTGCCCATATATGTCTTAATGTCAATATCCCCCTGTTTGCCCATTTCTTTTTTAATTTCAGCTACAATAGGTTTAACACTTTTGTTTATAGTTGTTATAGCGTCTATTCTAGATTTTAAAACCCTTACTGTTTGTAAAAGTTTATTTTTAACACTATTTATAACATTTGGCGGAAATATTTTACTGTCTTTTATTTTTCTATATTTAGGAGCTTCAGATTTAGTGCTTGGGGCTGGAGCATCTAAAAGTGTTGTTTTAAAATCCTCAACTTCTTTATTACTGATTTTACTAAAAAATTGTCTTTGATTTGGTGGCAATTTATAATCTGCAATTTGTATGTCTTGTAAAGAATACCCCGCTCTTTTGTTTAAATAACCAGATAACTGACTTTTTTCATTTTTAGGATTATAAGGATTTCTTGTTATGTCTTCAAGCGTTGTTATAAAAATTTCCGAGGCTAACGACTCTTTGGCTTCAGAAGATAAATTAAATCTATTAGCCTTAACCTGTGCCATGGCTCTTAGCTCAGTGTTAACTACCCTTTGCCCTTTTGGGGACAGAAATTCCTCTTTAGTTTTTATTTCATTAAGAGCAGTGAAGCTTTTTTCCATTGCCGCCTCAGATAAAGAGGGTTTTACAGTTTTTATTTGCTCGTCTTCTTCTTCACCCGTAGTTTCTTGGGCAATAGCTTTTTGTTGCCAACTTGTTACAAAATTGTAAGCGTCGTTAGCTGTTTCAACACCAAAGAAAGATGCATGATCTCCGTTAAATTTCTTTAATAGTAAATTAACGAATGTTTTTGCATTGTGTATTTCAGCAAAAGAACTTCTTGGTAATATATTTAAAAATTGAAAGTCTCCAACTAATTGCAACAATTCATCTGCGTCAATTTCCCCATCGTTTTGTTCTTTATATCGTTGCATTCTATCTTCAAAAATTTTATAATTTTCTTTAGATAGCTTGCCAGCTAAAAAACGATTATTAATATCAAGCATAATGTTCTCAACCAACTTAGATCCTTCTTTGGCTAATTTATTATCTTTAATAATACCAGCTTTTCTAGTTTGTATATGACCAACCTCATGAAGCACTGAAACAGAGGCTATTTTAGCTTCAACCCCTGATATTGCTTGAAAAACCAAATCGGCGTTCATGTTAAATACAACAGCTTTGTTATCAATATTTATAGCAGAAGCGTTGTTAAAACCATCTCTTATAGATTTTTCTTGTTTAGCTGTAAAGTTATTTTCTTTAATAAAAGCTTCTAAATTTTTAGGATCATTTATTTCAACAAGATCAATGCCCTTCATACCTCTAACTAGAGATTTTGTATTTTCAAACCTAGTTTTGTTTATTATAGATTCAACTTTATTAGGCGCATCTTTAAACATTTTTTCAAAAGCGTCCTGCTCTTTGTTTAATATTTTTTGGTTAGCATCAAATAAAGTTTGAGCTTCTTTTTGAATATCTTCAGATCTTGATTTAGTGTAATCATCTATATTTAAATCACTACCTAACTCTTTTCCTTCGGATATTAACTCTCTTATCCTAGCTCCATTGTTAAAAACAGTTTCAATATCCTTAACGTCCATTCTTTCTGTTTTCAATACTATATCGCTATTCAAAGCAGCGGCTCCAGCTATTATTTGCTGTTTTTTATTCCAAAGATCTCTGTAAGGTTTTGTTCTTTTATCGAGGCCTTGCATAGCTTTTTCCACTGACAAAAGTTCGTCTCTGAATCTACCTTCTTCTTTTGCCTCACTTCTTAACTTAACTTCGTTCGCAAATGCTGAATATAAATTTTGGCTCATGCTAGGTCCTGAAATTGCTAAGGACGTGGCTAAAGTACTTTTAACAAATTCTTTGTCAATACCCTCTATCAAACTTTTGTTTTGATTAAGCAAAACTATATCACTAAAGTTATGCCCTACTTGAGTTATTGGACCCTCTTCTATAAGTTCAATACCAGCTCCAATTCCAACACCTCTTATAACACCTAAGCCTTTGCTAGTAACCCTAGCTACTGAGGGGCTAACAAATTTTTCAAGCTTTGTTCTTCCTATTGCTTTAGAATATTTATTAAAATCACTTACAAATTTTAATGTACCAAATCTTTCTGCAAGCGATGCTATACCTCCGTAAGCTACACTGTTTAAAGATTTTTGCCATTGAGAAAGACTAGCTATATTTTTTTGATCTTCTATTTGTTTTAAAATTTCGTTCTTTTGTGTTGATCCTTTCGCTTTTTTAAGGTCTATCTCTAGGCTAGCTATAATCTTAGGGGCATCTCTTTGTGCAATCTCTAAAGCAGACATTTGTCCACCAGCTTCCATAGTAAAAAATGCGCCTGTAGCCAAATTAGTTGCTTGCTTTACGGCTGTAGCTCTTGCTATTCCAGAAGCCCCGGCTGTTGCTAAACCCGTATAACCCATAGTGCCAAACGCTGTTAAAATAGATGGTGAATTATCCATAAGCATTTCTCCCCAATAATCACTTCCTTTTCCTTCACCTGTTTTTAATCTTTCGGGTAGTGTATTTTTTCTTATATTTCCTAATCTTTGATTATAATCTACGGCCGCTGTTTTAGCAGCCACTAAATCTCTGTACCACTTAGCATTTGTCGCGTGCTCTTGAAAGGCTTCTTTAGAGTAGCCTTCTTTTAACGAAAAGAATAAACCAACATCTCCAACACCTTTTAGTATAGATCCGCCCAACATAGCAGGCGCCCCTAAGAAAGCCTCCTCCATAGCTAAACTAAACCTATCACCTAACTCGTAAGATTTAGATAATGCGCTAGACATGACGTTTAAATCACCTAGCTCAGTAGATTTATCGTTTAACAATTGCAGCCTTTCATTAATAGCCGCTCTTTGTCCATTAAGATCTTCCCATCTTTTATTTAACTCACTGTATAAATCTTTTGATTCAAAATCTTTAATTTCTTTAATTAAAGCATTTTTTTCTTGTATTTCTTTAACAGTGGGGTTTTCATTTTCGGAATAATTTTTAATTTTATTTTCAAGGGTCTCTCTTTCTTTATTGTAATTTTTAATATCGCTATCAAGTATACCTTTGGTTTCCGAGAAAACATCGTAATCTTTTGTAAAATCATCGTATTGATTAGTTAAATCTTTTTCTTCTGATTTTAAATCTCTGCCCTGTAATGTTTCTCTTTTTATTATATTTCTTTGCTTAGGCCCATAATCTCTTAAAAATACTTCGGACTTTTTTCTTTTAGCATCAGAAACTACCTCGTTTTTTGTTTCTTCAGAAACTTTAGTTAAATCAAAGTAAGCACCAATATTATCTTCATTTAAAGTTACTCCGTCGGTTTTAGCGGCAGCAACCATACCCTTCCATCTATTTGCTTTCTCCTCACTTCCAAAAGCGAGCTTTAAGTCAGTATCATAATCATTTTTAAATTTAGCTTTACCCCTTTGCCAAGAATAACCTTGCCAACTTAATTCATTACCCTGAGCGTCTTTTTTTACAGGAAAGTATTGTTCCCTTCCTTCTTTAATATTGCCTTCAGCATCTGTGTAGCTTAGCTGCGGCTGCAGTGAGCCCCCTATATTTTTTAAGTTAAATTCTTTTAAAGCAATATTGGTTTTTTCAGACTCTGCAGTTGTATTTTCAGGTATAGCCTTGAACTCTTCCGCGCCTTTTAAGGCTTTTTTAACTTCCTTAGAAGCTTCGCCTGTAACCTCAACCTCTTCCAATTCCTGAGTTTCAGTTGTTTCCGATGCTAAGATTTGTGCTTCAACTTTTTTTAATTGCCTTCTGAGTAATATAGCTTCTTGAGAATTATCAATAGGCTCTAATGCACCCACTTGGTTTTGTAATTCCAGTAATTGATCTTTTAATTTTGGATCAGTCATAAAATTTTATTTGAATGGCGCAGATAACCCAACAGCCATACTATTTAATGCTTGAGCATCTTTAACTAATAATTTACTATCTTTTTTCAAATCCTTGTCTTCCAGTGGCATACCACCAGTTGGATTTTTTATACCCGGTCCGTAAGCACCAAATTCTTCATACCATATTAATGCCCCTGCATTTCTAGTGTCAATATAAGGAAGTGTACCGTCAATAGGCATGCTTCCTGTGGTGATTGGATTTTGTTTAGCTTGATAATCCTTCATACCCGATGCATGCACATTCTTCAAATGACCTGTTATATTGTTCGCCACGCCGTATCGCTCATGCTCTTCTTGCAATTCGTCCCCTACCTTATAATTTGTTCCGTATTTTAAATTAATAGCAGCATATTCTTCTTTTTCATCAATTACTCAATCTTGGTCTCCTAAGTAATTTATCAGATTTTAAAGATTCTATTGCGTCTTTAGTTAAATTTTTCATTAAACTTTGAGTGGTGGCTATCTAATGCATCGGGCCCTAAAGGTTTGTTTTGATAACCATCTTTAAAAAAATCGTCAGACAATTCAGTAATAGCCTTTTGTTGATCAAAAGCTTTTAATTTAAAATCATTAGCTTCTTTATTTGTTAATATACTCCCGTCTGGTAGCTTATAAGAAGTTTGACCATTTTCTAAAATTAACTCGTAATCTTTTTCAATATGTATTTTATTTAATTGAGCTCTTCTAACGGGGTCCATCGCTCCTGTTAGTTCATTGTTGGTTACAGATTCTGCGTAGTCTTCTGAAATTTGAGAACGTTGTGTTAAAGATTCATTTGCTGTAATCGCCGTTTGCTTCAGCCTAGCCAACTCACCTTGTAATCTAATTCTAGTTTCTTTATCTGCTCCCTGCATTTCTGTATGAATATCAGCCATTTGATTTTTAACCCCACTAAAATAATTTAATAATGGCCCTTGATCGTTTTCACTAATCTTTCCAAGAGCTGGTTGAAAATCTAACATTTCTTCCGCTTCTTCTTGTAATTTTTGATTTGCAGCCGCCTTCGCAGTTAACATATCTGCTACGCCATCTAAATCTAATTTAAAATTTGATTTTTGATAACCACCAGATCTTGCTGCTTTATATGCTCCAGATATTAATTGAGAATTTATTGATTGTGATTTTTTTGTTGCCATATTATATTAGTTTATCCGACTTGTTCTTCTAGAAACTCTTGGCCTGCAGCAGTGCCTGCGTAGGCTTGTGCTGCTCCACCAACCGCATCACTTAGACCGCCAACTAAATCAGCTTTTGCAGCGGCTCTAGCTTCATTTGCTGCAGTTACCCTTGACTGTGCCATGCCCATTTGTGTACCTACTTTATCCGCCTGCATTTGTCTTGATTTCTCTTCACCTTTTGCTACAGCTATTTGTCTTTGGTTTTCACCTTGAGCAGCCATAATTTGATTTTTAGATTCCTGCTGTGCAATACTAGCAGAAGCTTGTTGTGTTTGCTGCGCTTGGCTATTTGCCATAGATTGTGCTAATGCGGCAATACCACTACCTCCTGCAGCAGCAGCTAATCCACTCATTATATTAGCCGAATTTTGAGAATTTTGCTGTGCTGCAAAATCAGCTGCCTGAGTGTTGACTGTTAAGTTTTGGTAAGGGTTAGTTATGTTCGCGTAAGGGTTGGAAGTATCTAATTGGTCATATTTTTCTTTATATCTACCTAGCTCTGCTTTAGCTTCTCTTTGCTCTCTTCTTCTTTTACCTCCGCCAAATAATGAACCGACGGTCTTAACTACACCGCCTACTGCCTTTGCAGCTCCTTTTACCGCAAGCCCCGCTGTTATTGGATCCATATTATATTGTTTTTGTTATATTTATAATTACACGTTAACTACTTATACTAATTTCAGAACCAACAGAGTAAAGCTCTTTTGGCGTAGTTGATTCGTTTTTCATTTTTACAGTAGCATAATAACCTAAAACTCCAGAAGTATTAAATTTAGCGTTCTTAACAAAGAACATGTAAGCGTTACTCTGCGGAACACCTAAGCCATCTACAACTGTTATTGTTTTATTTACTTTATCTATTGCGGTTATACTGCCTAAATCTTGCTTTATATTAGAAGAATCTACATAATAAAGTTTGTCGTTTAATTGTATTTCTTTGTTTAATTCAAAATTAAAAGTATACACTTTATTACTACCCGACAACGCTTGAGATGTTAAATAGCCTAATCCTTGAACGTTAAAAGCTTTAGTATCTACAGTATTTTCATTTTCCTCAATGCCCGATATATAATTAAAGTATTTACCTTCTTTTTCAATAAACGTTGATATTTGACCATCTTGTTTATTTGTTATTATGGAATCACAGTACCATCCCTCATCTCCTTCATAATTCAGAGTTCTGAAGTTTTTAACATTAGCAGGTGCTTCGTTTAATAAGAAAGTAACTTCTGAATCAGTTTTAGTTCCGTAAAAAGTATTTGTAGCCCCGTTGTGGTGCTCATATAAATGTCCTTGATTGAAGGTGTAATACTTATTGTTTAAGCTTAACCCGCTTTCTGGTATAAAGCTTTTTCTACTTACCCATCCGTTTATACTTTCTGAAAATGAAAGTGTTGTGTTCACGGATGTGGGCAAACTTAAATTATATTGACCTTTTGTAGAGTCATAAGTACCGTATATGTGTCCTGTTTGTGTAGAAAGATTATCTCTAAAGTAATCTTTTAATCCGTAGTTTGAAACCTCTGTTATACCGTCTGCTGACAGTCTTAATACGCAGCCTCTAGCTTTGTCTACAAAGTAAGATCTATAAGTAAACTCTACAAAACTTTCAGGGTTCTTAGAGATGCCGTATGAGCCAAATGTAGCTGGTATAATAGCTTGACCAAGTACTCTATTGCTTGCAATTAACTGCGGATTACCATCTGCGTTGAATACAGCGTCTTTATTAGCTAATATCTTGATAATTTTGTCTTCACAAAATGCAAGTAGATCCGTGTCTCTTCCGTAAAGCTTTTGTATGCTGCCGTATTCAGGATTTAAATTTTTAGTAATTTTATCAGCTATAATAAACTGATTTAATCTATTAACAGAGCTTTTACCGTTGTATATCTGTGAATATATTAAACCACTCTTAAGTGTTTCTTCTTGATAATTGTCTTCAAATACAGTTGAAACCCTAACCCCTTTACCGAGAGCGGGTGCATTGTAATCGTCTCTTATAACAAATGACTCTACGCCATTACCAAAACTATAACAGTTATGGTACTGTAAATTCTTAGCTGTTGTAATAGAGCTTACTGGAAAAACTTCTTGAGTTTCATAATATATATCAATGTCCACATCATCCTTCGGCTCAACCTCAAATATAGGAGGGTTAGTTATATTTATAGCTTTATATCTATCAAAATCAAAAACAGTTGCATACGAGTATCCTCTACCCGTTGTACTTTGCTGGCTAGATTGATCACGGAATGTTAAATCATAATCTAAAGCTTGGTCTAGTTTTATAAAGAACAATCTATTATTATTATCATCTCCACTCCCAGTGTAATCTCTTCTTAATATCTTTTTTATTTTGTAATATTTTTCATCAAACCACCTTGTAGTTCCACTATATTTAAAACCGCTAAATCTTATATAATTATCTTCTTTTAAATTTTTTATGAAAGGATGGCTACCATAATTACTATTGTTATCGTTTAGTTTTCTTTCGGTTTGTAGAACAAAATGATAACCTTCATCTTCCCAGTTTGCAGGTAAACTTAAACCAGCTGTTGAATGAGCCCAACCACCTTGATTAAGTGGTCTTGATAAAGAAGACAATTGTGATGAATCTGTTCCTGCTTTACCTCCATATGCAATAAAAAACTGTCTGTAACTATTACTTTCAGCGTTGTTAAAGTTACCATCGTCATATCCATCAAATCTAACTGTTGATCTTGCGACTAATTGGTCAGTGTTTGTTGTGTCAACTAATTCATTTAGTAAATTTGTTTGTGCCTGTAATTTTATAAAAAACTTACCAGCGTATTCAGCTTTACCACTTTCATCTTTAGTATTTAAAGTTTCTATCGTTATACCCTGTGCTAAAACAGCAATTCTAGGATTATCTTCGTAATCTTGTTCATCGTATAATACTAAAACATCTTGTCCAAACTCTTCTTCAAAAGTTACTTCAGCATCATCATGTGATGTACTGGTCGGTCCTGTACCAATTTGAAATGATTTTATAGTATAAATTTTTGTTTGTGCACCTCCGACATTCCATCTTATTTTAGAGCCTGGTCTCATAGCGTCTTTAGCTTCAGATGAAATACCATTAAATGCGGCGGTATATTGTGAGTCAGCATCTGCTATTTGCGTGTCACCAACGTTGAACATGTCTCTTATTATAATAGAGTTATGGTTTGGAACAGGTGTTGATCCTGGCTCTAAAAACCAAGCTTTACCACCAGATTGTGATGCATTTGTACCCATATATCCACCATCCCTTTCGCTGTTTGAAGGCTGTGCTGCATATCCACTATCTCTATTAAATTGTCTTCCAAAATTAAAATATTCTGGAACATATTCTGGTCTTAGTGGTTTGGCCAAGAAATCAGGCACTACACTAAGTTTATCTAAAACTTTAAATTTACTTCCGTCTTCACTTAAGTTATTACCAGCTTTCTTTTTTAACAATAATATATCGTCTTCTTTTACTTTATTTATTTCAGATGATGGGAAAGATATGTATATTGCCCCTTCATCATCTTGATAAAAACTATCTGCACACAAGTTGTAGGTTGTTGAAGATATTTCTTTTATAAAATATTTATAGTTTTCAAAACCACTTGTTAGTCCGTTAGTAACACTAACTTCAAATTGAGTTTTATTTTTAGCTTGATTGAAAGGAACTTTAATAATACCAGATTTATCTGTTAGTATTGGAGTTTGTCTTCCATACTTGTCTATATAAACCACACCCATTTGATATGTTCTATTAGATTTAATAGATAACATTTCTTTCTTGTCTTCCGTGTATGTAGTGTCGCTAGGGTTGTATCTGTTTTTAAGTTTTATATCAAACAAAGGATTGTTATTTGGTAAATCAAATTGATGTGTATAATTACCGTATATAATTCTATTTGCTGATATTTCCTGTGATTTAGCTTTTTTAGGCACACTATCAAATAATCTTAACAATTGATTTGCTTCAACTGTTTTAAATATTTGTTCATCTTTAATCTCAAATGTAGTCGCTAAAGAACCATTGACTTTTTTAATAGTATCAACAATATAAACATTACTGTTTAAAGAATCTTTATACAATACATCGACTTCCTCAACATCTATTCCAATGTTATGGTTTAAATCCTGCAATTCTAGTTGTCTTAATGTATTTGTCATACCTACATTATAACCATTTTTTGAATCGTATTCAAAATCATCTCCAACTTTACTAGAATCTGGTAAAAATGCCGCTTTTGAGAAAGGTGCAAAACAACTGTATTGGCCATTGGTATATTTGTATCTATACGAAAACAAAGGAAACTTTAGTTCAAACAAAGGTTCATCTTCTTCTAGTAATACCTCCCATTGTACAATAGCGCCAGGAACAAGCTCACTTACAGTTAATAATTCAGCTTGAAAAAATGTTGCTTGCGCTACATATGTTGATTTTAACAACAATCTAGCCTCTAAACTGCTTTCTTCATTGCTAGCTGCGTCGGTAAAAATATGTTTTAATACGATTATATCTCCTGGTTTGTAATTTGGTGCTAATGAAAACGTACCAACTACATCATCTCCGGAATCTAGTGGTGCATACAATACTGTAACCTGACCACCAGTATCTGCTAAATTTAAATCTACGGTTACTTGTGTATTGCCTTGTGTACCGTTACCGCCCCTAGTAGAACTATTCATATCTAATGTTGGAGCTTGCAGTGGAGATTTTTTAATAACAGTTATTCTTTCTTCTAATAAACCTGTTGTCCCTGTATTAAAGTCAGCTGTTTGCGTTTTCCAATACGCTATATCAACTTGTTTAGGCTCGTTTAAATCATCTGTAAAATATAACGTTTCATCTAATATATTTATTCCTGTAACTAGATTTGAGACATTGAAATTTAATACAAACCCAAAATCAACTATAACAGGACTTACAGCTCCAGTTGCTTGGTCATATTCTGCTATTATATCTTTAACAGCTGATGCTATTAACCAGTATATTTTATTATTTTCAGTGTCTGCTACACTACCAATACATGTTGCTGCTGCTACATTGATTGAATCAATTAATGTATTACCTAAAATGTTTTTTAACGCCCCCACGTCACTATTACTTGAATAATCAACGTCTACGTTTAATGCATCTCTATATTCACCATTAGGAACTAATCTTTCGTCAAGGTCTTTATTCATTTTGCCCTTGAGGAAAGCGTTTTTAATTTCAGGCATATTCTAGTGTTTTATCTGTTTGGATTTACCTCTTAAAGCTTGTGAGAGTTCACTAAGTTTAATATTTGATAATCTTAGTTTTGCTTTTCTAACTGAAGCAAACTTATCTTTTCTGTATCTCATTACTAGATACTCTGGCGTGTTTATTTTAGTTTCTAAAATATAATATGCTATACATTTGTACATCGCTTCTTCAGCTAGTTTATGTATTTTCATTTCAGCATCAGTAGCCAAACCATCTGTTATATATTTTAAAGTTACAGTTTTATCTGTTAAGTTACCGGAGAAGTGTATTCTTGATTTTATAGGATCAATATAAAAAGATCCGTTTGAATTCATATTTTCAGGACTAGATCCGTATCTTTTGCCGTCAAGAGTTTCTGTTAAATAAAAATCATTAACAGCATCAGACCCTGTATTTTGACCTTTAAATTTTTTCCATGTTTCAGATTCATTGGCTTTTAATAAGTTACCCTCCGAATCAAATGTAAAATTATATTGATCATCTTGTATAATAGCCTCTGGATTACTTGTTTGTGATGCTGGAATTAAAACGTGCTCAGCACCGTTCACATCAACCCAACTTACTTTAACGTAATTAACGTAGTCTTGCGGTAACGCCATCACTAATGTAGGTGGAATGTCTATTTCCCTAGATTTTTCAGATTTTAATGTATCATAACTAAGCTCTTGCAATGCTCTTTGTGCATAGAAAGCTACGTTGGTTCTTTTTATCTTAGCTATAATTTTATCTTCGCCCACATAAGACAACATAAAGTTGTTTATAATGTCTTTTAGCGTTACAAATTGATAGCCTCCGAAATCTCCGCCTTCGTGATATTGTTGTTGTGATTGATTAAGTAGCCCCATTTATTATGATTTTTCTTGTTGAGTGTTCTTTACGTCTTCGCCACTAGCAATACCGTATAAAGAATTATCTTTAAGTATTATACCAGCTAAACCTAATATTTTAATTATAAGTTCGGTTTCTTCAGAAGGGTGTAATTCGAAATTAATTGAATTACTAGCATCGTAAGTTCCAGTTACAGAATTATAGGCCCAAGATACAACTACAGGTTGTTTTATATAGTTACAAGTAACACCTGATGTCTTTTGTTCTACATTACCGCTTGCGTCTTTACCGTAAATTTTAACTCCGCTTTCATCTTTAATGAAAATAGGAAAATCGTTTGTTGGTTGATTTAAAGGTGTGGATTTTATATATATCCAATCCTTTTGTTTAACTTGTGATGCTTCAGCGTTATTAAATATAACACTGCCTAACCTATATAGATCGCTAGGTAAAGTTATTCCGCCAGTTATGGCTTGTGAAGTTTTTTCAAATAAACTTATTTTTTCATCTAATATGTCTACCATATCAGAATATTCTGTGCTGTTACCAGGAAGTCTACTGAACTGATTTACATCATAAAAATATTGCTCAAATATATCTAATTGAGCTTGATTCGCAAGATAATTAAATTCCTGAGGCGTTATATAACCTCGTTGTTCTTTGTTAGTCACAGCTAACACCGCTTGGTATACAGTATTTATGTTTACACTCATTTTATTTTTATTATAGGTTAAAGGCCCACAATAGTAGGCCCTTACCTACAATTGCTTACTTTAATTTCTTTTCAATAGTTTGATATACTTCAACACCTTCATCGGTTTTGAAATATGCTGCTAAAGCTGAATATGGATTTTCATCAAAAGGAACTGTTATAAGTTTTCTGTCATTCGATGCCCATTTAAATGTTCTTTGATCACTTGAAAGTTTAACAATACCCATTTCAACTGATTTTATACCAACATTTCTTATACTTATGTTTTCGTCTTTAACCAACTCTAAGAATAGCTCTGGATTTCTCCTAGCAAATAATAATAAATCTCTTTTAAGTTCCTTAGAAGTCATTGTAGATACTTTATTACCTAATTCTGTTCTAAGTATTGCTTCTGTTTGATCAATATCAATTTGTTGTGCTAAATTTAAAGCTTCAATTTCAGTTTCAAGATAACTAATGTCATCTTCTGCTATTTGAACCGGGTTATGTTCTATGAATCTTTTCCCGTTATCCGGATGAAAATTAGAAAGAAACTTCTGTAAAGTTGTTTTTTCTTTTGGTACAAAAAGCCTTCCGTCTCTAAATATAATGTGACTTAATCTTTCTGGTCCTTTCATTTCATCTAAAAATACTGTCTTTTGATTTTCACAATATTTAATTTCTCTTTCGTACCCTAGTTCTTTATCAAACCAAAGTAATCCTCTACTTTTTAATATGAATACAATAGGTGTTTTTTTTGACGTTAATTCGTAAACCCTATCTTTTATTTCCCATTTTGGGGTTTTAGAAGTTTTAACTTCTTTTATTTGCGGTTCTGCTACTGCTACCGCTTCCTTTTCTTTTTTTGCCATGATATAATATAATAAAAAATTAATAGAGTAATGATTACCCCCGTCAGAACAACGAGGGTAAAAATTACGTTAAGTATTAAGAGTTAAATAACACAAAATTATTCGTTGCTTGTGCTACTAAACATCTTTCTGATAAATAGTGAACTTCCATTTTGTCATCACCAGTAGTCTGCGCACCGCCTACTGAACCAGTAATCCAAGATTTCATTCTTCTGTCATCAGTCTCAGAAGCTCTATATCTTACGTGTAAGAAAGGTCTTCTAACATTTTTACCTAATTGTTGGTCATACACTGAAGATGTACCAGCTGGAACTAAAAGTCCGCTTATACCACCTACTAAACCTCTTGTAGATTTATCATTAAGATATTTCCAGTCAGTTTTGTAGAAGTCATAAGAACCTCTTCTAAATCCAGAGAAACCTAAATTAAGTGCCATATCTTGAGAGTTTTCAAAAACTCCAAATGATAAACCACCTGAAATATTCGGGTTTAATCCTGCTAGCATATCATCGAAGTAAAGATTTGCATCTCTATCTAAGAATAACATGTTTTCTTCAATTGATCCTTGTTTGTCTAATTCTTTTAATAATAAGTCAAATTCAGGAAGTTTATCAGCAGCTGGTGTAGCTGAGTCAAATTGATTACTTGCTACGATACCTCTTGAAGAGATTGCAGAAAATAACCCTTCAGAACCATCTGGTACTGCAGCGTCTCCACCATCTTTTTTCTCAGCTTCAATCATTACCATTTCTAAGTAATCTTCATATCTTACTCTTGTGTCACCTTCTGCTTTTAAATACCATAAGAATCCGTTTTGTCCAGACTCTCCAGATACTTCTACCCATCCGATCTGAGCTGTGTCAGAACCATTAACTTCGTAGTGATCTTTAATAATAAGTGGCTTATTAGTAAAAGACTTGAAAGTTGGCTCAACAGCGTCAGTCATACTTGCAGATCCTTTTCCGTATTCAGAACCGTATACGAAAAATTTAATTGCTTGATTATCAGTAGAACCGATAGATCCTATATCCTCTACATTCGCACCACCGTAAGGCTTGATAGTTAAAGAAGACGTTGATGCTTCGATACCAGCTGTTACGTACGCTTTGAATACGTCAGATCCAATAGAAGCTACTACAGTTGCTCCTTTTCTTACAGCGTGAGCCTCTGCAGTCCCAGAGTCAATTCCTGTGATAGTGTCAATAATTCCATTTGCAGGGTTTATTGAACCATTGTAAGATAAGTGTAATCTACCTTGTTCAGACCAAATAACTTGATCAGAAGCCATAGGCATTTCTGCACTTACCATTCTTAAGAAAGAAGATATAGTTCTATTTCCATATCTTTCTACTTCTTGTTCATACAATTCAGGTAAATATTGTTGTGACCAATTTGCTCCACCTGAACCGTGGAAATTTAAATAATTAGATGCAAGTGTTTGTTTTTGTGCACTTGGGCTAATTATACTGCCAGCCGCTGGGCCAGCAAATGAAACGTTTGTTGCCATTTTTTAATAATTTTTAAGTTTTAATTTAAGGTTTTTTGAATCCAAACCGCCAACTACTTTCGCTTTTATTCCGCCAGACTCAATAGTTTTGTGACCCGACCTCGGATCCATATTGATATTCTTAGCAGACTTAACTGATTCTTTAATAGCGTCAGTTTTGCCTTGTTCGTAAAAATGATTTGCAATTGCGTCTGCATTCATTGCTGTAAATAAAGATTTATGATAACCACTTGCATCGCTCATTTCATTATTTTTGTTTAAGAACTTCTTAGTAAAATTTGAAATATCACTTTGGGATTTTTTAATCTCATTCACATTCTTAACATTAAATCTGTACTTCTTGTCACCAACCTTATATTCAAAACCTTTGAATTGATTGTTAAAAAGATTGTCAGTCTTATTGTTAAATACAGCTCTTTGGTGCTGTGTTATTTTTTGCGATTCCTCAGACTCCTCATTGTATCTGTTAAAAAAGTCTACCGCTTTTTGCTGGTCTTGTGTTAACTTAGATCCAGCTTTAATTTCTTTATAATAATTAGCTTTTTGTCCTTCAAGATGATTTTTGGCTGCTGCCACCTCTTCTTTAAACGCTAATTTTCTTCTTTTAATATCTTTAGGCTCATCAATTTCTTCATCAAATGAAAATTTGTCTTCAATTAAAAAACTTATTTCATCAGATGTTAAATGTGGTTTTGCCTTTTCGTAATATTCTCTTAACAAAGACATGTCTTCATAACCTGCGTAGTCTTTATTTAATTTAACATAATCTTCCAAAGTTCCTCCAGTTTCATTCATGAACTTGACAAGCTCTTCGATGTTTTCTGGATAATCCTGCTTCTCTTCTTTTATTGCCTCCTCTTTTTTTACTTCAGGTTCAACAATTTCATCTTCTTGCTTCTCAGCCTCTGGCTCTTCTGTTATCTCTTCTAATATTACTTCTTCAACCTCCTCAGTTTCCTGTTTTGGTTCTTCAGTACTTTCTTCTAATACTGGTTCCTCTTTAACCTCTTCCTCCACGGGTTCTTCTACAACCGCCTCTGGTTCTGGTTCAACTTCTGTTGTTGGTGGTTTTGATAAATCCACCTTGTAAACACCGTCGTCAATCTTGACTCCCGCATTTTCTTGTACTTTTTGCTCTCTTTCAGCTGTAGACAACTCTTCAGCTTCTACGGCTTTAGCTTCCATTTTTTTTGACATGATAAAATATTATATGATTATACATTATATATTACTTAGGTTCAAACGCACCTAAGCCAAAATCACCGCTTAATATATCGTTTCCACTGGATTCGAATTTTTTAGGAGGTGTTTTACTGTTTCGCTGCTCTATGAGCTCGCTTTGTTGACTAGCTTGTATTTTTGTTCGATCGTCTTTTCTGTCTTCTTTTGCATTCATTTCCGCATCCTTAGCTTGCATGGTCATTTGCTGTAATTGCATATTCATTTGAAATTCTAATTGCATAAGTTGTTTTTTCATTTCAACTTCTCCTTGCATTCTTTGCATTTCAAATTGTGATTTAGCTTGTGCTAATTGTATTTGAGTTTGTGTTAAAGCTTGTTGTTTTTGTACCTCTGCTTGAGCTGCAACTTGTTGCGCTTGGGCATTAGCTTGAGACTGTGCTTGTATGTTTTGTTGTTGAGCCTTTTGATCTCTTTCAAGCTTTTTCTTTCTTCTTAACTTAAGTACTTGATTTGCTAATTTAGTATTTTTAATTTCTCTAATATCAATAGCATCTTCAAGTTCTATATTGTTTTGGGCAATAGCAACTTGTATATTGTTTTCAAGTAATTGTTTTTCTTCTTCATCAGGTGCTAATTCTAAGTATATACCAAAATCATATAAATGTAATTCTGACATTTCCTCTAACGTAGCCACATTATGTGCACCTATACTTTGTATAAATGCGTTTCTTGTTGGTGAATATTCTATAACATCTGATATTCTTAATGATATTTTTTCAGCAAGTTCAGCTGTTAAAAATAAACCACTCTGTAATATGTGTCTTGTTGCTGTATTTGAATTTGCAGCCGCAAGCTTTTGAACACCAACTAAAGCATTTTTATCAGGTGTGCTTCCATCTCTTGCTTCATTTAATCCAGTAGCGTCTCTAACCATTTGCATATAATAATTATATGTACTGATTAATTGAGCTAATTTATTAGCACCTCCATTATTACTTATTTCCTGAATAGGTATTTTACCAGGATTCATGTCTCCTTCAGACGTAAATGATCTACCAATTACAGATCCTGTTTGAAAAAACATATTTAATGCTTCTTGAGGATTATAATTTGTACCGTTACCTAAATCAATTTCAGCTAAACCATCGGCATCTAAATAAACACCATCAGGAACCATTCTTGATAATACTTGTTGTATTTTTAAATGTGTTAATTGTATCATATCAGCAAAGCCTGTAACTCTACTAACTAAAGATTCAATTTTACCATTATACATTCTAGGTGCTACAATAGAATAGTTAAGTTTAACTTTATTAACATCGCTTTTTTCACGGAGCATATTGTCCGCAAGTTCCCATTTTAATAATTTATTAGATCCGGGTATAAAAACACCTTCGTATAATACTTCTATGTTCTTAGCTATTCTTTCAAACCTTAGGTTACTGTCTGCGGGTGGATTAAAAGCATCTGTTTTTTTAATAATTTTTTCAGCCCCAGTAGATACTTCTTTAACTTTATAAACTTCGTTCATGTAAGTTTTGTAATTAAAATACATAACTTGTACTGAATTATTATCTTGATTTTGTTGTTGGCTGTTATATTTATTATAAATACTATAATCTTGATTACCCTGCTCTGTTATTGCTTTTAATTCCTCATTAGTTAAATTAGGAAATTGTTTCTTTAATTCACTTATAGTTATAGTCTTAACTTCACCAACGTAATATATGTCATCGAAATAAGGTGATTCAGTATAAGAATAAACTATATTAGCAGGGTCAACGTAATCAACTACAATACCTTCTGACGGCGTAAACAATGTTTTAACACAACCAATACCTAAAACGGTTAAATCATAAAAAAATCTTTTCTTTATTAATTCGTATTGATTTTGATTAAGTATAGTTTGTATCGCTTGCTCTTCTGCTATTTCAACTGCTTGCTTGTAATTAAGTTGCATGTGTAGCTGCAACTCATCTTCATTATCTGGTAACGTAGCAGGATCGTTATTAAATACATTAAGGCCAAATTGTTCTTGAACATAATTACCAAATTCTTTAGTTCTCATGTCAGCAAGAATACCCTCCATATATTGTGTTCTCTTGTTAACACCATTTTGATCTTGAGAATGTGCTTTTATATCGTAAGTTCTTTCTGCGATACCGTTTACTACAATATCAACAAACTTTGGAATTATTGGTACTGGCTTCCAATCTAAATTTAAATAAGATAAATCACCGTTAATAGATAATTCATCTTTATATTTTTGTATACTTTGCTCCCCTCTAGCATATAATCTTAATTTGTGGTAATTGTTTTGATTAACGAAGAATCTGTTTGATCCTCTATCTTTTTTAAACCACTCATTTTGAATAGCTCTAGCAACATTAAGACCGTAATCCAATCCTAATTTTTCATCGTCGCTAGCCGTTTGGCTTGGGAAGTAACTTTTTATAACTGACTCAGCCATATTAATTAATTATTTTTGATGTAATTCCTTTGTTTTCGTATCTTGAAAAGTTAATGTTAACTTTTTGTTTTTGTATTTCTGCACTCGGTCTGTACTTATTTTTATTACATGCCATAACAGCTAATCCTGAACTAATAGCTGCATCAAACTTCGTTCTTTTATTTATATCAAACTTAGCCCAATCATTTAATGTATTATTAAAATACAGATCACCATAGTTGCCATCTGACAATACACCTACATGAGTATTTATATAAGTTTCAATAGCTGCCGCGTGTGCTTGTCTAATGTCTTCACTTGAATTCGGTATACCACCAATTTCTTTTTCAGTAACCGATAATTTATTCCACAATCTATCGGGCCTATTCATAGAATATCCCCTGTATCCTCTTCTTCTTAAATAATATAGTAACCTAGGTTTATTGTTTTCAGCAAGTATTGGCATTCCGTAAAATACTAATGACATTAAAACATCTTCAAAAAACATCTCTGCTGTTTGCGGTCTAGCTACATATTCTAAAAAAAATCTATTAGGAGGAGCATCCTCCATACTAAACTTTGTTAATCCGTGCAATGCACCTTTAGATCCTTTACCATCTGTTGTCCCTGATATATCATAACTGTCACAACCAAATGCACCCATATGTTCATTGCCTGGATATTTAATACCATTTTTATTAATGATGTTATTTTGTAATGTAATACTCGGTACCCAACTTACTTTAAATCTTCCATTTGGATTAGGTGTGAATTGTACTTTAGTATCTTTAATACCATTTTGCCAAGAGAAGCTTCCTGTTGTAACATTAGCTTCTGTTGTTATATCATCATTAAAATCAATTTGTTCGTATATCTTAGCTAAGTTAAATATACTGTTCTTAGCCTCGTCTCTGAATGCATGTTCCTCTGTACGGGGAAACTGTCTATAAAATTCATTTAAACCATCTTGATCTCCCTTTAAACCATCTACTTCATTCTCCCAATGTTCAATAACCCCGACGTCGATATTATCTCCCTGGTTGTTGGCAATAGGCTCTTTCGGTGTGTTAAAGACAGGTATTCCATAAGAATCGATGAATCCTTCGAAATTCCATTCCATAGGTATGAACAAAGAATATAATCCCGAACGAGTCTGTCCATTTTTATTCCGTTTCGTAACATCTGAATTATTATATAGTTTTTTAAAATTCTCCCCTCCTTTATCTAAAGCGTTTGATGTTGAGCCCATCATACACTTACCAATTATTCTTGAACCTAATCTAAGCGTGGTTTTTGTAACACGCCAGTTGTTAAGAATGTTTTCTGGACGTTCCCATTTGCCTGCTTCATCATGTACTAGTAGTGCAAGTTTTTCACCATCATAACTGTTGTCTCCTGTATTTTTCCAGTCAATAGTTGTATCTAATCCAGCTATCTCTTGAGTTTTGTCTTTAGACTCAAATCTTTTACGAGTAAACTTTGAAGCTGGTACTCTGTATGCAAGTTCTGTTTTCGGTCTGTCCATACCATCTTGTATGGGTCTGAAAAAGAACGGGTAGTTAATTGATATTGGTACAACTTTATCTGTAAACATTTTTTTTGCATCTGCACCTGACTTTGATAATATACCGTATCTTGAATCAGATGATGCTGTAGCCAAGTTAACGGTCTCTCCGGATGCCATAAATGAAAATCCTGAACGTCTGTTTTTAAGATAGCACATTCCGTAGCATCTTTTATCTGCTTTGCAAGCTTCCCAGTGAATAAAGAATAATCTGTTTGCTTCCCTAAAATCTGGTTGCCCAACATCAATCTTGGTCCACTGCAAGTACATATAGTGAGTGCCAGTAATATAAGTAGAAACCCCTTTACTCTTGAACCAATGCCCTTCATCTCGCTTAGTAAATTCTTTATCAATGTATCCATGCCACTTCTGTTTAAATTCATTCGGATAATCTTTCCAATCAAATATACTCTTGATTGCTTTAAGTTCTTTAGGATACTCGTGTGGAGTCCATACGTCATTCTGATTATCAACGTTTGTTTCTTTTGGCAATGCTATTTTTAAATTCTGTATGCTATACACTTCCCCTATCTGACCTGTCTTAGATATAACAACAACGTCATGTTCTTCGTTGTATCCGTACTTCCACTTTTTAGATTTGTTTAATCTTTTAATAGTAGTTATTTTAATAGGCTCTATAACCTTATATAAACTCTGCTTGTACATTATTTAGACCTCCTTTCTGCAAACCCACTGAATACTTCTGCTTCAGCTTCTTTTTTAGGTTTGTTATTAAGTATATCATTTTCCTCTTCGATTCTACCTAAGATCTCAAATGCATCGAATATTGCGAGCTTTTTAGTGGCTGCAGCGTTCTTGAGTCTATCGGCTGAGATGTCATCATCAGTTTCAACAATAGGTTCTTTAGCAACTTTAATAAGTTCTTTGACTGCTTCATGTCCAGCTTGGATTATATTCTTTTTCGTTTCCTTGACGTTCATATTTAATAGATATTGAATTGGTTAATACTCTATACATTCTTTCGCCTTCTACAATAAATTCGTATTCGCTACTAGGTGTAAACCCAACTAAATCTTCTTTTTCTATTAAACCGCTAATGTCGTTATCAACGTGCTTTATAATGCCCCTTAGGGCTTGTTCTTTCTCGTTATTTAATATATCAGTAGATTTGATTGGCTTAACAAAACAGAAGCCTTTAGGGGCGTTCCATTTGTTATCTCTTTTGTATAAGTATATTTGATCTGCTTTAACAAAATAAAGATCATCTTTATAATAGCCACGTGAATTTTTTTCCACGCCGTATTGATTGTACCATCTTCTGAATACATTGTGATGTAATATAACTTCATCACCAATTTGTATTTCGTTATCTTCAGACTTAGGTACGTTTAAAACAATTCCAGTACGACTAACATATCGATGATCAGAGATTTCAGTATTAACTAAAAGCTCTTGACCATCTATATATTTTTTATTATCGTATCTTTCGTTTTTTGGTTTTATAATAAAATCAAATAAACTTTGCATTAATATTCTAAATTGTATTCCACGGCTATTGCCATGTTTTTATTAAAATCTTTCCACGGTAATACTTCGTTCTTTTTTTTAATATAAATAGAAAACTTATCGTCACCTTCTACTATGTCGCATATTGTGTGGCCACCATATACTTCTTGGCCTACCGCATAATGCATAGCGTCGTTCTTATAGTCTCTACCTATACTTATTTTACGAACTAGACTCATCTTCTTCTTTGATTGGCTCGTACGATCCGTCTTCAATATTAATTTGTATTTTACCGTACTTCTCTTCTAGCTTAGCCTGCAACTTATTCAAATCTTGTTGAACTTCTGCTGCAGCGTGGTTAAGCTGGTGTTTCTTTAATTCTAAGTTACCTATTTGTGAAGCAGCATTGTTAAGCTTGCCTACAAATCCCTGTAATTCTTCTAATTGTTCAGGTGTAATTTTGTTTACTTGGTTTTCCATAATCTTTAATTTTTTAAAATTTAATTTAATTGTTTGGGTTATAATTTATTATCACTTGTTTTACTTAATTTCTAATTATGCCGGTTGTTCTTCTGGAAATGGATTGTGAAAAGTATTATCAACAGGAGTTTTTTGCAACTCTATGTTTTCGTCCAATCCAGCCTTTAAAGCCTCTACATCTAAAGATGACTCTAGCCACGCTATAACATTTTCTTTTGTTACGCTATTGTAAGCCGTAAAAGAATCCGCGTTGTATACTAAGCTTTGCGTACCTATACTGCTAGCATTGTACACGGGGTCTGTCCCCTCTGTAGCGTTTAACACCCAGTGGATTGTAGTGATAACGTTATCGTTATCATCGTGTGAAATCTTAACGTCTAAAGCATTAATATCCCATGTGTAAGTTTTTGCCATTGTTTGTTTGTTTTTTTTATTTATTTATTTTTAATTATATGTTACTATGTCTCCACCCGCGGCTTGTGCATCATTTATTCCATGCAGTAAAATGCCCGCCCCTGGGCTGCCTGAACCACCATGCAGCGTGTCTATTAAAGACTCTGTTGATGTTCCGTCTGTATATATTCTAGTAGAGCCTGCTCCATACTGTATTGATATAGTTGGTGTAGTTCTTAAATACGTTCCATAATTTGTCCATTTCCAAACAGCTTTATATACAGGTTGACCACCATTACAATTAGTACATAATTGAGTTACAGTTACGGTTAATGGGCTACTAGTCATTTGTCCGCCAAAAGGGCCATGCATTGGTTCTATAGTAGTACCACTAACAGTATGCTGGCACCAATATTTTACGTAACTTGATCTGTAATAGGTTACCACAAACTCTAGAAAAAAAGTAGGTTGCGCTCCCCAGTGCCCTGATGAATACGTTGTCACAACAGGAATATTAGTTGCATTAGTGGTAGAGGAGGATACAACAGATCCAAGTCTATATATACCACCAGTGCCCATTACATTTCCAGATTTACCTAAATAAACAGCAGGTGGTTGATTTGAATCAGAGTAAAGGCCATTCTCATGCTTATCAGTTTGTGTAACTCCTCCTACATTTTTAACCTTTAAAACTGGGTTATCCAACCCTGCCCCATTTTTTACACCCCAATAAGGTACAGATTGATTAACACCCATACTAAAATTATTAGTGTTACCATTTGTTCTATATTCTGTCCAGCACCAACTACTAGAGCCGCTGGCCCTTAGAGCTAAAGATGGGTTTGATCCGTAAGCACTTATTCCTTGATATGTGTTAAATGCAGTACTATCACCTACAGCTAAAGTTGCACCCATAACTTGTGCTACTCCATAAATTCTAGTATTATTGTAGCTTTCTCCAACTTGCAATAATGCACCGTCAATGCTACCTTCTAAAGCTCTTCTATCGGTTCCATTGTTAGTACCAAAATATAAGCGACTATTACTATTTCTTAATGCAAGACTACCAACAACTTCCAATTTATGATCTGGGTCTGCCGTTCCGATCCCGACGTTGCCATTAGGTATAAAAGTATCACCAGCATGATTCCAAACCTGCAAATATCTAGCATCTGTGTAATTATATAATACAACTCTGTCTGCTTCATTATTAAACCCACACAAGTCATTTGCTGTATTTTGATAACCTTGCAAGAATAATTTTCCAGTTGCTATATCTCCTCCATCAGCATTTATTGCAGATCCAGTATAATTTTTAGCACCAGGGTTAGTTGCGTGTTGATTTGCTTGTATTTGCAGCTTTGATGAAGGCGAAGTCACCCCGATCCCGACGTCTTTATAAAAAACAGTTTTAGTAGGATAAAACCTAGTATTTTCATTTGCTCCATCTGACCATATAGAAACATATTTTCCTGTGCCCCCGTGTCTAGAACCAAATATTTGTAATTTATCATTATCATTAGCCATAGACGCTTCACGACCGCTCGTTGTTGATAATAGTTTAATCCAAAATTGACCATCCGCAAGCCAACGCATTCTTTCTGAGCCAGCTGTTTGTAATTGTATGCTACTATTATTATTAAGATAAATATTCGTATCAAAACCATCATCTCCAATAGCTAAACCTCCAGTTCCGCCCCTAATGTACATATAATTATTTGTGTAGTGAGCAATAGTACCAACATCTCCAGTGCTTGTGGCAGTGTTGGCGAACTTCATTACACCTGTGTTTTCTATACGGATTCTTTCTAATGGAGCAGTATTTGTAGTTACACTTCTTGTTCCAAAAACTAAATCTCCTTTTGTACTTCCACTACCACTTGTTGTAGTATATCCAATATATGCAGGAATATTAGTTTGTGCATTATATCCAAAACCAATTAAGTTATTTTGACCATTATTACCTTCATAACCTATTTGTAAAGTCATATCAGCTTTAGCAACTCCTGTTATACCAGTTCTTTTTATTGTAGTTAATCCAGAACTGTCTATGCGGATTCTTTCTGAACCACCTGTTGAAAAAGCGATAGTGTCATAAACTCCAGCAGGTTGAAACATTCCTGTATTTGTATCGTTATTAAAAGTATAACCAGGATTTCCTGCAGTTCTACCACTATTAACAAGTTGAATATATGGTGTATGACTATTGCCAGTAAATTGTATATCCCCCGCACTTGTAATACGCATTTTTTCTGAAAAAGTATTACTGTTAACACTACCAAAAAGTAAATGACCAGTCCCATCAATTCCATTATTTGAACCTTGTATTGCGCACCCTGCCCTACTTGACCCCGTGCCACTATTAGTGGAAAATAATATTCCTGACCTTGAATCAGCTACAGTTGTTGTATTTTGTAATTCAAGCATAAAATTATCTACACTTGCATTTGCAGCATTTACAATATGTAATTTTTCTTCAGGCGAAGCCGTTCCAATTCCTATTTTGCCGTTTCCTTTTACAATTAAATCAGTATTTCCAGAAGCATCTCTAACTTCAAACGTTCGACCATTTGAACTATTTCCACCACCTATAACTAACAAACCATAAGATGTAGCAGTTGAACCACTATTGTTTTCTATTGTGACTAATGCAGTGCCTGATGCCGCTGTGCCAATAAGCGATGCTCCAACTCCTGTTATATTTCCCGTAAAAGTTCCACCGGCTATAGGCATTTTAGTTGCAATACTATTTGTAACTGTTGTAGCAAAATTTGGGTCATCGCCCAATGCTGCAGCTAATTCGTTTAATGTATTTAAAGTACTAGGCGCTGAATCAACTAATAACGCCGCTCTAGCATCTGCTCTAGCATCTGTATAATACAAGTTAGCACCCTCAGTAATATGAGCTGTTGTAATACCACTTATTTTATCGCTAGTAACTGCGTTATCCGCTATGTTGCCTGTAGCTATCGTTGAGCTCGCTATTAAATCACCTGTTACTTTAGTATTTGCCATATTATTCTTTTATAAAAGTTCCGTTAGTATATACATAGAATACATCTTCGTGTAGCACTCTATCTCCTTCTTGAACTGCGGGAAAAGGTATTTCGTTAATATCCATAATTTTTATTTTTAATATACTCCTGTTGTGCTATTGCTCTGTGATGAAGCTGTAACTTGAACATTTCTCCAAGGGTAAGCGGTAAAGCTTTGATGAAAATCAATATTTGGCGTAGAGTAATAATTATGCGCTAATACAATAACACAAAAACCATCACTTGATGTATAAGGACTTTGTACAAAATTAGTCCAGTTACCGGAATTTTGAACGGTAAGACCCGCGAAACCACCACTCCAATTATGAAACTGTACAGTGCCATCACCTCTTAATGAACCATATTTATAACTTTTTATATAAAAACCTCCCATTATATAATGAGTATTTCCTGAATAACCTGATGAATTAGTGTGTGATCCACCCATCCAAAGATTTGTTTTATAATGTACATAAGAATAGCTGTTATTAGCGTAGTATTGACCCGTATGCCAAGCGTATTGTATTCTACCTATTCTCGCTCCACAATCTTTATTAAATGCTCCAGTGCCATGGTGCAATTGAACATCCAGCTGAGCTACAGGTGAATTCTCCCCGATCCCAACGAGGCCAGCGTTTGTAATCCTCATTCTTTCAGTACCACTACCAAAAAATCTATGGTAACCACTTGTATTATAACCCATATAACCCCAGTTTCCACCACCAAATATTTCATATTGATTATCAGCAGTTCCAAAGAATAGTTGCCCTTGGTTAGTTGATTTTGCTAAATATACATTTGCATTTCCTATATTTAACCCACTTGTTGTAGTTTCAATATATGAATGTAATGCCCCATTTTTTTCAAAACGAATTTGTTGTGCTCCGGCAGTATCATCTCTTGATAGATTTAAATAACCAGGACCAATCTCCGCCGCATTTACATCTCCATTAGAACCTCCAATGCCAGCGGTTGTGTTTATACCAGTTGTAAAAGCTGAAGCTCTAATAGTGCCAACAGCTGAAATAGAACCAGAAACACCGCTGCCACTATCGTGGCTCCTCCCAACACACATGGTATAGCCTGCGTTAGCAGTAGCTGAAATTGAATTAGGGTTATTAATACCTACTGCATCTCTAAAAGTATATGTAAAGTTTGTACTAACACTTTGGTCACTAGAAACGTAAAATCCTCCTCCAACTAACGCGGTTCCTCCATTTACTTCTAATTTATAACTAGGCGAACTCGTTCCGATTCCGACGTTTCCTGTAGATGTTATAAATAAACTAGCTTGAGAGGCAGTATAATTTGCTCCAAATCCTAATCTAATATTTGAATTACCTATAACTGCATGTCCAGCTGAACCTCTGCCATTATAAATTACAGTTTCGTAATCATTAATTGTTTTTATTCCATTACTTAAATTTGCACCAGTTGTATCAAACCCTATGGCATTACCCACACCAGCTACTCTAATATTACCATTAACCTGAAGTGTTTCACTAGGAGCAGTTGTTCCGATTCCTAATTTATTATTAATAATTACATCGCCAGTATTATATTGAATATGCATTTTACTATCTCCAACTCCAGCACTGTTTTGGTCATTTACTGTATCCACCAAAAAGTGCAAGTCCTGTCTTGCTGAATTATCACCCTTAGTCTGTGCTACGATACCAACTTTTCTATAAGAAGTATTTGCTTCAGAATAACCTAAACTTATACCTCCAAAGACCCCAGAACTGTTATTTGTTCCTTGACCAAAATGTGCATTTAATGCTGATGCCGCGCCTTTAACTTCAAGTGTTGTTTGAGGCGTAGCAGTTCCGATTCCTAGATTTCCATTATTTTTTAAAGTTAATGCTTCAAGTGTTGAACCTCCTTGTGGTGTCATATCAAAGGTTACATAATTTGAAGAATATCTATTTGTAATAGCAAATCTTGTATGAGAAGTACTATTAAGAACTAAACCAGGATATGAACCATTTGCTGTTATTGCATCAGTAAAAGTTCCAGTCCCTGCAAAAGTATTATTTCCTGTTCCTGAAGCTTGTATAACACCTCCAACAGAAACAATTCCTGTATTAGGATTTAACGCAAGATTAACTCCACTTGGTGTTAATATTTGACCTCCATTAACAGTTACATTTCCTGCAAAAGTTGCTGCCCTAGTGCTTGCTACTAAAGTTAATAAGTCCTGATTTGAACTATTTAAAAATCTTATATCATTACTAGCATTACTTTGAATTCTTGATATACCCGATATACCACCTAGAGCTATGTCACCCTCAGATGTAGCTCTTACGTATGGCGCTTTTGCAAATCCCGTAAACGTTGGTGAAGCTATTGGAGCTTTTAAAGCAATACTATTTGTAACTGTTGTGCTAAAGTTTGCATCATCCCCAAGAGCTGCAGCTAACTCATTAAGTGTATTAAGAGCTGAAGGTGACGAATCAACTAAATTAGTTATCTGTGTACCCACATAGCTTTCTGTAGCAAAACTATTTGTAGATAAGTAAGAACCTACTCTAGCATCTGTGTAATACAAATTGCTACCCTCACCAATATGTGCGGTAGTTATACCGTGGCTAGCATGTAAATTACTCTGGACTATTACACCGTCTGATATAAGTTTTACTTTAGTTTGTGCCATATTATTCTATTTCTAAACTTGCTTGGTATGCCGTTTTTATTTCGTCTGTCCAGTATATATCAGCTAAAGCTTTTACATTGTGTTCGATAGCCTTTGCATCTTCGCCACAGGGAACAGTGTCTCTATGGTAAGAACTTGATATAACATTACCGTCTTCAATTATTTGATCTGAATATCTTATTTGAATATGTTTAAATTCGGTAACTATTTCAATTTTGTCTTGGATTCTTTTTTTTTCTAAACTCATTTTTAAATATTTATTTTATTGTACTCTATATGTGCAATTCATCATAAAATGTTGACTTGCTCCCCAAGCATTAACCCCAGCCCCATTGACGTGATTTGCAGATCGTTGTCCATTAGTGCCATTGTGCATAAAGTATAAACTCGCAGCCGAAGAATAGCCACCATACGAGGTTACACCGCTGCTAGCATAAGCTAATTCCCAAACACCGTAATTTTCTGGAATAAAAGGCATACCTCTGATTCCATAGTAAGCGCCGGTCCCGGCATGACCACCTCCCCCGGTGTTAAATGCATCTATCCATGCTGAAATATAAACTAAATCCCCAACTTTAACATACCTAGCGGAAGCTATAGTAAGAGGAACATTGCCTGTACCATTATTGTGTTGAATAACCGGTGTCCAAGTTCCTTCTTCGTAGTCATCTAAAAGATTAGCACTTCCGCTACCACCTAAATAAACACCGCTTGCTTTAATATTATTATTAAAATCAGCAATTCCGCCCTCTAAGAAAAATCTTAATCCCTTACTACTGCCTGAAGCACCGTAAATAGAGGCTTGGGTTGTTCCTCCAGATTTCCAAAAAACATAAGGTTTTCCTCCCGCAACATCTGGTCTATCTATTTGTATTCCAGCTCCACTTATTGCAACATTTCCAGAGTGATTAATAGCCATTTTTTCTGAAGCAGAAACACTAAAAGCTAAAATATTAACAGGGCTCCCAAAATATGCGTTACCTTTAGCTATAATAGATGCGTTCTCATTATCATTCCATCCTAAAAATTTTATTCTTTCTTCAAAAGTACCGCTAGTCCCAGTTGCATTGTTTTTTATTATTAAGTGGTTTGCGTTATTAGTGCTATATATTCTAATATTACCACCGCTAACTTCAAGTTTATCATTAGGTGAAGTCGTCCCGATCCCGACGCTGCCTCCATTGATCAAAATGGAATTACCACCGTAGTTGAACCATGTTAAGTCTTGGACCCTGACCTACTTGAGGAATAAATTGAAAATCAGCTTGCACCTTGACTAGCTAAAACGTATTCTTAATCCAGAAACTCCAGTAGTGCCTGCTTGTTGGCCTTTATGTCAGTAATTTGTAGCATTTGTACCAGATAACAAAGTTCAACGACCTTGGCCCCGTCAACGTGCTCGAACGTAATACGTAACACTTCCATCAAGAGGAATTCGCATTATTTCTGTATCAGCCGTTCCAGAAGGAGCATTCATAAAGCAATTCTCCTGTTGAAGTTGATACCGAATAATTGCTGCTGCTTGTGATGCAATCCAGCTCCATCATTTCCGTCCAAATATCTATTATTAGATAAGCTCCATTATACGCTTGATAAAGCGCCACCTGTTGAAATTTGTATTGCTTTCGTGTCTCCAACAGTTGAGGACTTTCTGGTAGTTACCCAATTCCCACTTGACCAGAACTGTCTATTAATATATCAGTTTCTCTTCCATTAGTACCAAACCCTAAAGAACCATTTTCTTGGTTTTTAATAATGCTATTAAGATTTTCCATTTGGAATATTAATCCATCTGAACTACCATTTCCTGTTTGCGAATTAGTTAAAGCAAATCTTGCATAACTTTGCCCTAAATGTGCTATTTGAAATTGATGGTCTGAAGGTATAGCGTAATTTCCAACAGAAACTTGTCCTGAAAAAGTTGCGTTTCCATTACCTTGTATTTTTAATTTTTCATTACCTGCTACTGTAAAAATAAAATCTGATGCTGCCTCTGTTCCTGTATGAGCAAAAGTTACTGTATCGGTTAAAGCATCATTATTTACATTAAATTGTTGTCCTATCTGTAAATTAGTTGTATAAGTTGCAGGGAATGTTGCTATAACTTTGTGATAAGTTCCTGCATTTACATTTAAACCTGTTGATGTTATACTTCCTGAAAAAGTTGCATTGCCATTTGTTGCTATTTCTAAAACTTGTCCATTTGGAGTAGTTGTATTTCCACTTTGTACATAAAACCTTAAATTAGTTTCATTAAATATACCCCAAGAAAAATCTGTTCGTGTTAATGCAAATTGAGATACATTACTATTTGATGCACCATCTATAATTATTTTGTCTGTTGTTACACTACCAGAAAAAGTTGCATCACCCGTAAATGACGGTGAGGCTAATGGCGCTTTTAATCCAATGCTATTCGCAGTAGTTGTAGCAAAGTTAGGATCGTCGCCTAATGCTGCCGCAAGTTCATTTAAAGTATCTAATGTTGCTGGAGAACTGTCAACTAGATTTGATATTTGAGTTCCTACATAACTTTGAGTTGCGTAGCTTTGAGTAGAATGATCTCCCCATCCGTATGCTGTATTCCAGTTTGCAGAGTTGTTTGCTGTAATGCTATACACACCCGAACCATTGCTTGTCATTAAACCAGCAGATGTAAAATCGTGATCGTATAATATATCACCACCTGAATATGCAGAACCTATACTCATAACCTCTATAGATACACCATTTGAAGGTGCAGTATCTAAAGTTAATGTAGTACCACTTAAAGTATAAGTACCCTTAAATTGGTATACACCATTTAAAAATACTATAGTTTGGTTCTCGCTGTGAACGGTTTGTCCTAATGTGAATGCTGTTGCTGATCCGTTAGCTGTGAATGTATCTGTATAGATTGCTGTTGGACCACTGTTTATACCCGTTGTAGATATAACCTCTATCTCGTGACCACTTAGAGGTGCAGTGGAAAATGTTATAGCTGTACCAGAGACTGAATAAGTACTCTTAGATTGATAAACACCGTCTATGTATATATTAGATTGAACTTCATCATTTAATGCGTTAGCTAAGCTAAAAACGCTTGTGCTGCCATCACCCGTGAATGTATCTTTATACATTACAGAAGCAGAGTCAGCGGCTAGTTGACCAAAGGATAAATTACCGGAACCATCTGTTTTAATAACTTGATTGTTTGTTCCGTCTGACGCGGGAAATGTATATGCGTCGTTAATCCTTATGTTACTAAGAAAACGTTTTGCCATATTAAATTATATTAACCTATTTTTGTAACCAGTACTCTAATATCGTTTGCAGTTGGTGCAGAGTTGAAATCAATTGTGACAACTGAAGTTGATGTTCTAACTACATCAGCGAATACAGTGTCTAACGAACTAGCATCGTATAATTGTACAATTACATCTTGTGAACCTAAATTATGTGTCACAGCGTAAGAAGTAGCAGATCCGTCACCTATAGATGTAGCATAAAACCTATCAGTAATATCGCTTGTCATAGCTACAGTACCCGTTTTATCTGGTAATGTATATGTAACGTCGGCTGTTAATGCGCCAGCTAATAAAGTACCCTCGTGGGCATCCGCAACAGTGCCTTCAAATATAATACCATTTGATGTACTTACGGTTTCTACATTATTAGTTGTTGTTGTTCCTGTAACTTGTAAATCTCCGAGTACTGTTAAATCGTTTCCGATTGTTACATCGTCTGGAAGACCTATTGTTAATGAAACGTCTGTACCAGATTTAGTTACTGCTGTTTCTATTTCATTTGCAGTACCTACAATTTTAAGATCATCATCCGCTAAAGAAACGTCTTCTGATGCGGAATCACTATCAATAGTAAGTGATGTTGTTATACTAACTGTCCCAGCTGCTGTTAATCTACCCTGTGCGTCTACCGTAAAAGTTGGTATTGCAGTTGCCGAACCGTATGAACCAGCAGTTACAGCTGTATTAGCTAAATCAATTGTTTGTGTATGTGCACCAGATTGTGTATCAAGAGTACCAGATAGTCCAGTCCCCGCTGTAATATTGACTCTAGTTATATCACCACCAACATTTGCCCAATCACTTCCATCATATACTTTTAATTGATTAGATGCTGTGTTATAAATTAACCAACCTGCGGTTAATCCTGAAGAAGGGTCGGTACCTACTTTCTGAATTACTGCATTCTGTAATTCGTTTTTGTTTAAATTAATGTCTGTTAAATATGAAAGTGCCATAGTTTATTAGTTTGCGTATACTTTGCCTTGAAAAGAGGCTTTAAATGTTATAGTGAAATGATTATTTGAAGAATTACCGTTCGAGTCCACATGTTGAATATCTCCAACAATATGAGAGCCTGCGGAATCAACTGTTGTTACTGATGGAAATTTTCCTAAACTGTGTGTTATTGTTTTAGCAACATTAGCTGAAAAATTTATATTTGGTGATGTAAAGTTTTTATCTGTTCTACCAGAATTATCTAAATTAAATATATAATATTTATTATCTCTAAGAGTACCGTTACCGCTTAAATAACTTAAATTAAAAGTTAAAAAATTATCAGCAGGATCCGCTTGAACAGCACTTAAAAAAGCATAATGGCCAAACTCGCTTATATTATCTACATTAGATATTTTTAAACCTTGATCCACAAGATGATTATAAAATTCTGTTATATTTAAATTATCTAAATTATTTATTGAAACCTTTAGTGAGGTTATTGAACTAAAAGCAATACCAGTTCCACCGTTAGGTAATTTAAAAAAACCCGAAGCTAAATTTGAATTTTCTGGAATAAATTTATTTACAATACCATTAAGATTAATTAATCCCGATGTATTAAAGAAATTAGATATACCCTCAAATGAAAAGTTTCTTGTTTCGCCTCCAGCATCAGAACCGATAACCTTATCGTTCTTATCCGGTGTTGTATCTAAAGCATAAGAGGTTATTCTTGCCATTGATTATTTTTTAAATATACTTGTAACCTTTTCACTACTTCGTCCACCGAAATAAGCTAATACAACTGCCATCATAACTTTTTCGAATGTATCGTTCCATGTAACTCCTATATGAAATGGTATCGATTCAACACTGTCTAGTATTCCTGCTAAAGAAAATATAACAATACACCACACTAAAACTAGTGGGCGTACGTTTTTCGAAAGCCATGAATCTGATATTGAATCAGCTTGCCATCTTGAAGTGACCGCTTCCATCTCTTTATTTTGTTGTTCAAATATAAGTTGTTGTAATTTTATTTTTTCATCACTACTTACATCAGATTTACCTATTGCTGCTATAGCCTCTGCTGGTGTTGATGCACCGCTAATTAGATTACCTAACGTAGGGTTAACCAATGAAGCTGCGCCGAACAATAGTTTACCTACTGTAGTTTCTGCAAATTTCTTTTTTGGTTTACTCATTTAGCTATTTTTTTTATTTTTAATAAACTCATCAAATGATACGAAACTTGAGATTTAGCTGGTGTCGAACTGGTGATCCCTTTACTCCTTCTGTCTTAACAACTCTGTTCTTTTTACCAAGTCTATGATTAACACCTTGTTCGTTTTGTTTTTGTCTTTGGCTGTTTACCTCTTTAATTTGAGACGCTCTGTCGTTTGTCATAGTTTAGTTTTAGCCGCAATCCTAGCATTTTTTGTGTGCTCTTTTCTTAGTTTTAATGTTTCAAAAATGTTTTTACCTTTAATACTTTTTGCTTCATTCCTTGCGGCTTTCATTGTGTTTCTTTTCTCCATTGCCGTGCCGGTTTTAATTCCTCTCACTTGTCCTCTTCTTCCTAAATTGCTGAAAGCATCAACCCTCACTTCCGGCGTATCAGGAGTTCCTGGAGAAGTAAATTTTCCTGTATAACTAGTAGTGGAACCGCTCTGTCCCTTCATTACCAGTTTTTCCTTGCGCAAAATCAGGATCTGTGCTTAAATATTGTATTATAGGTTATCTTTTCCACCAAATTCAAATTGCTTTTAATCCACCTGATCTAGCCGCACCAAATAGCAGATTTAAAGTCTCTACTTCCAGATTACCCCGGTACAGTGTAGCTAGGGGTGCTGGTGTCGTTCTAACTCAGTTAACGTGCCGAGAGTATTCCATTGAGGTTACCTTGCATTCCCTGCGTATACCCTGCATTTTCAAAAGTACCTGGACCAGAAAGCTATTGTCGGGTCTGTGTTGGGATCAGGGGCTAATGCCGAAGAGTTAATTAAATCTACTGTTTTTTTATTAAAGGTACCGTCAGAATATATTTCTTTGCTACCCATTTCTTGTTTGTAAGACATAATATTTATTTTTTATATTTGTAAGGGAATATAGTGTTCATAGCTTTTTGTCTTCCCTCGCAACCGCATGGGATGTTTAAGCCTTGGGATACCTTATCCACTAAACCTTTAATTCCTGTTTTTCTTGTGAACTTCTCTATTGAATCACCTAATCCTCTACTTTTCATATTAACAATTCCATTTTCTTCTAGCAGCCAAACCTCTTTCAGACTTCCAGCCTTTTGATCTTGCACAAAATGATTTACGTCTTTTTGCAGCTTTACTTCCTTTCTTTAATTTAGATGGAGGTGTTGTAACCGCTGTTTTAAGTTTACTACCAGGATTATCTCTTCTGTATTTAGCTACGCCTTTTTTAGACATACCACCACCAGCTTTTGAACCAGTGCCGCCTTTCTTATTGACTTTAGTATAATAGCCTTTAGATTTTTTCTTTGAGGGTGCTTTTTTACTAGGCATAACTATTTTTTCTTTTTCTTTTTCTTTTTAGCTGCTGCTGCTTTTTTTGCTGCTGCTTTACCTATCGCTGTGTAAGCGAATTTTTTGTTTCCTACTTTTGGCATAATTATCTGTTTTTATCTTTGATCATATCGTCTATAGCTTTATTATAAACTTTATCTGTATACGATCTGTTATTAAAAAATTTACTTCTTGTTCCTGTTGGCAAGTCTTCTTCTGCAAGCATTATACGATATACTCGTTTAATTAATTGCTTACATTTAAAACTTGTTTTGTATATTGTGTATTTTTGTAATTTACCTTTTCGTGCTCTCCAAACATCGATCCAACCATCTCTTCTTAATCTTTCCCATCTGTCTTTATCCCAACTGTAGGTGTACACACCATCAATAAATTCATTACGTGTAAATCGATCTTTGCAATCTAAATAGATTAGTAATTCAAGATCAGCATCCTTTATATTATAAGTTTTACAGGCCCATTTACGAATGAGCCTGTAATATTTTAATAAATTTAAATCTTTTATGTCATCTGTACTTATTCTCATTCCACAAGTACTATGTCACCAAGTTTCAATACATAATACAGTTGATCTTTCCATTCAATACCGTGACCGGCTACTTTATCATAATGAACTATATCATCTTTATTAAGGCCTTCTACTAAATTACCAGCAGATATTACTTTGCCTTTTAAATATCTAACATCTTTGTTTTGATCTTCAGTTAGTTCTAAGCCACCAACTTTCTTTGGCGCTTCTTTTATCTTCTCTATGACGACGTAGTAATTAATTGCTTTCATGTATCCTAACATTATTAATTACACAATCTGCAGAGAAAATAGTATTAACAACACTAACTGCATTCTTCAGGGCTGTTTTAGTAACTAGCACTGGATCTATAACACCTTCTTTAATCATATCAACAGTTTTGCCATTGATTACATTTATTCCTTTACCCGACTTGCCAGACTCTTTATATTCTAAGTTTGCATTCTCAAGTATTGTGGCGTAAGGTGATTTTATTGCTTCAAGAAGAATTGATTCGCCTTCATCCGCAGGAATTATGCTATACGATGCATCCAGCAAAGCTACACCACCTCCTGGAACAATACCTTCTTGTAATGCCGCTTTAGTTGCATATATTGCATCTTCAACCCTATCTTTCTTTTCTTTTAACTCTACTTTTGAATTAGCACCTACTTTCACAATAGCTACATATCCATTTAACATCGCTAGTCTTTGTTGTAGTCTTTTCTTAAAGAATGGATTTTTTTCATCTTTAACTTTGCTTTCAACTAACTCTATTCTTTCGCTTAATACAGTACCTTGATCTTTGATTGTTAATACAGTGTTTTTATCATCTGTAACGGCTTTAATTGCTTCCCCTAATATATCAGGCCCAATTAAATCTAAATCATCACCTAACTCTTCGTTTATGACTTTAGCACCGGTAAGTATCGCAAGATCTTCAGTTGTGTCTTGCTTGGTAGGTCCGAATCCAGGGAGATCAATTACATTGACTTTTATATTGCCTTTAACTTTATTTGCTAGCAATGCTGCTAATGGCTGCTGTTCTACGGTCGCTACGATAAGCAAACTTCTTTTTTCTTTTATAACAAACTCTAGTACATTCTGAATCTTACGAATGTTTGGGATTGGAGAAGAAACTATCATTACGTACGGTTTTTCTAGTTCTGCTTTTCCTTTATCCTTGTCGGTTACAAAGTATGGCGATTTGAGTCCGCACTCTATCTGTGTGCCTTCAACAAATTCAACATTTGTTTTTTCGGTCTCAGACTCTTCCATTAAGACGACGCCGTCTTTACCCACTTTCGAATAGGCTTGCGATATTATCTTGCCGAGTTCTTTATCGTTGTTACAGCTAATACTACTTACATTTTCTAACATATCACCTTCGACTTCAACCGCAGCTTCATCTAAGTAATGATTTACTTTTTGTAAACCATTTTCAATACCGTTTTTTATGTTTCTTATATTATTTGTAAAATCTTCTTTTTTTGTTGCTAAATTTAATAATGAATGAGCAAGGACGGTTGCCGTAGTGGTACCGTCACCTGCTTCTTTCACTGTGTTTTTAGCTGCTTCCTTTATTAAGGTTGCTCCCATATTTTCGACCGGGTCAATTAAGACTACGCTTTCCGCAACGGTTACTCCGTCTTTTGTTATTACCCCGGCCTTCCGAGAGCGTCCTCGTAAATTACACATTTACCAGAAGCACCAAGGGTTGATTTAACTGCTTGAGTTAATTTTTCAACACCTGTCATTATTTTTGTTCTTGCATTTACCCCGAAGGATAAATCTTTTACTATCTCACTTGGGTTATTATATTCCATTTAATTAAATTTATTGTAAGTGGTTATTTGAATGTTTTCACGACTTTAGGTCCTTTTAAAAATTCAAGCTTTTTAGAGTAATGACTAATGCTTCCATCAATCGCTGCCTCACAGCTTTCTAAAGTTTCACGCCTTGTAACATCGATCCATTTTTCTTCTTCACTTAGATCTTTGTATTCGGCTTGGAAAAATCCATTAGGTAGTTGAACAATTCGCCAGTTTTCTTTTTTAGCGATGTGCTCCCAAAGAGTTCTGGTTTCTTCGGATATTCCTTGAGTACTGTTGTTCCCCCAGGAATAGGTTTTGTAAAAATAAGTCATTGGTTTTGGTTATTAATACTATAATCACGTGGTTGTTAGGTGTTTTAATATATAGCGCTAACGTTAGTAGATGCACCGCTAATACCAAATGGATTAGTACTTGTTGAGTAAGTCCAAAGCTTAGAGTGTACACTAGTCCAACCTGAGGAACTACCGAAATTAGTTCCCCCTATAATTAAAGTGTTCCAAGTCGGTTTGCTTATAGCAAAATAAAAGTATATTTTATTATTTTGCCAATATAAACCTTCAAATGAAACAGAATTAAATGTAGCAGGGTATAAAAATCCAAATGTACCAAAAACATGAATAGCAGAATTGTTAGCGTACCCAAAAGCAGTGCTAGAATAATACTGGCCTTGTCCAACCTGCATATTGCTATTATAATTATAACTAGGTGCTCCACTATAGCCATAAAATTCTTGCATGCCATCTGGCGCACTTTTGCTTGCAGCTGCCGATAAAGTTCTAAGAGAACTGCTAGAGTTACTTAACTCCGCTTTTATTTGGCTAATTGATATAGAGCCGCTGCTTTGTAATGCCATTTATGATTCTAATACAACTGTTATTTCAGTTGGTTCAATTTTTTCTGCAACCGCCTTAGATACTTCAGATTCAAAAGCTGTTTTAGCATCTGGTCCTATTATTTTAAATACCCAAGTTTTAACTATTTCATTGGTTAAATTATCTTTTTCTTCAAAACTAGATAAGTCGTTTATTGGTAAATCTGTTTTTCTAACTATGCTAGCCATCACCCCATCATCATTCGTGCCGGTTAATGTCCATATAACAGCATAAGCAACATTGCTTTTGGTCAAAGGCGATGTATTAAAATCCGTGTGGCTAGTATACACTAATAGTGTTTTACAGTCCCAATTGTAAGTTATTGCCATATTATTGTTTTTTTAGTTCGTCTATTTGTTTTTGTTGTTCTTTTATTGCTTGTATAAGAAGTGGTACTATTTTCTTGTAATCAACTGCTTTATAACCGTCTTCCCTTGTTTCAACCACCTCAGGCAGTACAGCTTCAATTTCTTGAGCTATAACACCCACATCATGTCCTTCGTACAACTCCTGTTTATCGTTCCAATCAAACTCATACCCACCAATTTTATTTATTTTTTCACAAGCGTTTTGTATTGGCTTTATATTATCTTTTAATCTTTTATCAGATGTTTCAGAAGCCACTATATCACCTTTAACGTGCAAACTGTTTGTAGATGATTTCACCCAAAGCATTTTTGAATCGTAGTTTGTGGGCGAAGCTGTAACAAATTTTCTTATTACAAATGACATACCTGGATAATCCCCATCTGTTCTTGGAGCTTCAGGGACGTCTAAAAAGAATGTTTTCATATACTCATTAACGTGTAATCTTCCAGACACTGCTGTTCTAGAACCGCTATTCTCGTTGAATATAATATTCATACCACCAGAATAATTAGCCGAAGCTGTGACCCCGTTCGCTGATTGATTTGGTATTATTAAACCAGCACCATTTAATTTCATTATTTGTTTTGAATACTGACCGTCTTGTCCTAATTGATAACTAGCATTTAAATCAAAATAATTGGATCCACCCGCATTAGTCGTAGTTCCACCTGTCATTAATATTCTGTGATGATAATCACTTGATGAATTTAATGATATACCAGCTCCATATGCATTAGTTGTATCTGTGTTTTTAAATCTACAAGCTATAAAATCGCCACTACCAAAAGCTCCTTGTATTAAAGCTGTACCAGTTACATTTAAATCTCCATTGATTTGTACTTTACTGCCTGAAACACTAAATGGATTTAAATCACCACCTGAGTTATATATTTTAAAGTCATTAGCGTTAATCTTAAATATACTCGCACCACCACCACCAATTAAACCAAACCCAGTTAATGCTCCATTACTATCTATTGTAACCCCGTACTTACCCTCGATGCCATTAATAGATGTTGCATTAGTAGTTATACTAGTTGTGTTAGTCCCAACAGTTGTGCTTAAATTAGTAATTGCGGTAGCGTTAGCTGTAATATTAGTCCCGTTGTTTGTACTTGTTGTATCAAGGGTTACTATATCGGTTGCATTAGCAGCTATATTAGTGTTTGCATTTGTTATAGCGGTATCTAATGTAGAAATGCTAGTGGCATTAGTCGCAATGTTTGTATTCGCGGTACCAAGCCCAGTTGTGTTAGTGCCTACTGTTGTTGTCAATGAAGTAACGTCTGTAGCATTTTGAGTTATATCCGCTTCGGCTGTTGTTAGGTCATTTGTAAGTGAGGTAATATTGGTGGCATTGGTTGCGATATTAGTATTAGCTGTTGTTATCGCTGTGCCATTTGCAGTTATTGCAGTCTCATTAGTTGTAACATCAGTTGATAAACTTGTATGATTTGTCGCATTCTGTGTTATAGCTGTATTAGCTGTGGCAAGATTATTTGTTAATGTGGTTATTGCAGTAGCATTTGTAGCTATATTAGTGTTGGCTGTTGTAATATCTGATTCGTTGTCACTTATATCACTTGTATTAGTTGTAACATTAGTTGTTAGAGATGTAACATCTGTAGCATTTTGAGTAACGTTAGTATCAGTGGTGGCTAAGTTATTAGTTAGCGTTGTAATATCCGACGCATTAGTAGCTATGTTCGTGTTTGCCGTGGCAATGTTTGTACCGTTAGTAGCAATATTGGTATTTGCCGTAGTTACATCAGTCTCTAAAGTGGTTACATCTGTTGCATTTTGCGTTACATTTGTGTCAGTAGTAGCTAAGTTATTGGTTAATGTAGTTATTGCAGCTGCATTTGTTGAAATGTTTGTATTAGCTGTAGTTATATTTGTATTAGCTGTAGTTATATCTGTTGTGTTAGTAGTTACAGATGTATCAAGTGTGGTAACGTCAGATGCGTTTTGAGTAATTGCCGTATTTGCAGTAGCTAAATCATTAACTAAAGTTGATATAGCGGTTGCATTTGTTGATATACCAGTGTTGGCTGTTGTTATATCGGTATCGTTGTTTGATATGTTCGTAGTGTTAGTTGTAACATTGCTTGTTAAACTAGTAACATCACTTGCATTCTGTTGGATGCTTGTATTGGCTGTAGAAAGATTATTAGTAAGAGTGGTTATAGCCGTCGCATTTGCGGTTATATCATTTGAATTACTAATTATACTAGAACCATTCCCACTTATATTAGTTGTATTGCTCGTTACAGATGAATCTAATGTTGTTATACTAGTTGAATTTTGATTAATGCTAGCATTAGCGGTTGCTAAGTTAGATGTTAATGTAGCTATATCAGTAGCATTGGCAGCAGCGGCTGTAGTCACTGTTGTAATATTACCTTCATTAGTTGTTATATCAGTTGCATTACTTGTAGCTGATGCTGTAACTGTTGTTATATCTGTTGCATTAGTTGTTATGCTAGCTGTATTATTGTTTACTATTGCAGTTAAGTTAGTTAAAGCTGTTGCTGAAGCAGCATCCTGAGATGTTGTTGTACTCATTACACTATTAGCAAAAGCTTCTGATAAAGCGGTAAGATTACCATTAGCATCGAAAGTACCAAAACTACTAGCTAAGTTGGTTGTATAACTAGCTGAAGCAAAATCTGCATTTGTTGTAGTGGTGAACACTTGATTAGCGAATGCTTCAGAAAGAGTAACTAAATTACCGTTTGCATCAAACGTTCCAAAATTACCAGCTAAATTAGTTGAATACGTTGTATTGTTGCCAATATTAGTGGCGTTGGTTGAAATAGATTGATCAAACGTAGCTAAATTATATACAGTGCCCTCTGATTCATTATAGTTTGCAAAAAATCGCGCAAGATCACCTATGGTAAAATTACCCGTTTCAAACACGTCTGCTCCACTCGATGTTGATATAAAAGAAGAACCCAATAGTTTATCTTTTTCATTTATTGAAGCGTCTTTAGTATAGGATTGTACTCTTGCCATTATTAACCTTTTAGTATTTCTATTTCAGCTTTTAATTCTTGTATAGATTTTATTAATATAGGAACTAATTTAGAATAATCTACTTTTTGCATTTTATTTCCATCGTGTTCGCCGGTTACCGCTGAAGGCATTTGCTCTTGTAATTCGTGTGCTTTTACGCCGTAAGCTCTTTTACCCTCGATTCCATCTACATCTTTCCATTTAAAATCGTATACATTTATATTATTAAGTATGTTTAAACCATTAAATGATTTAAAATCTTCTTTTAATCTGTAATCTGATGTGCTATTAAATGCGCCCGCATTAACATGGCCAACCACATTCCAGCTATTATCTGAATTATCTATCCAAGCAACTTTAGTTTCATAAGCATCAACAGCCGGTGGGCCAACCACAGCGGGAACATATTTTCTAATTGCAAAAGTTATATCCGCAAAAGCCCCTGTAGTTAAAGGATTTGATGGAATATCCAAAAAGAACGTTTTATAGTATTCACTTACATGCAACCTGCCTGAGTCAGCCGTTCTGCTACCGCTATTCTCATTAAATATAATGTTCATACCACTCGCATAATCTGCAGAGGGCGTTACACTATTGGCAGATTGATTTGGTATTATTAATCCTGCGCCGTTCAGCTTCATCATTATTTTAGAGTAGTTATCTCCTTCATTGCCCGCCACAAGTGATCTACCCAGCCTGTATTCTGCATTAAGATCAAAATTACCTTGTCCATCTGTTCCGCCAGTCGTTTTTATAACGTGGTGCCATCTTTGTGCCGATTGCATTTCTAAACAAACTGAACCTGCATCGTTTGCAACTGCACCCGCTTTCATAAGTAAAGCTGTAGGTCTGCCGTTTATATCATTTATACTTCCATCACCACTTGTAAAATCACCAGCACCTTGAATTACTACCGTATCGGATACATTTAAGCTACCGTTTATTTGTACTTTACTTGTGGATCCATCTGTTACAACACTAAATGGACTTAATTGGCCATTTGAGCTGTATATTTTGAAATTGTCAGCTGTTACTATAAAATCGCTTTGTGCATTTGCTCCACTTATAATTTGAAAACCAGTTACAGCCCCATTTGTGTCTAATGTAACCCCATATTTTGATTGCACACCGTTTAATGAAGTTTGATTGATCTGTATCGCTGATGTATTTTGTCCAACTGTAGTCCCTAAGCTAGTAACTGAAGCTGCAGAAGCATAATTTGTTGAATTTTCTAGATTCATTACAGTATTTGCAAAGGATTGTGATAGTGTTAAGTTACCGCTTGAATCAATTGCACCAAAACTGCTTGCTAAATTGTTAACATATGATGTTGAAGCGAAATCAGCATTAGTTGTTGTAGTTAATATCTCGTTTGCAAAGGCTTCAGATATAGTAACTGCTCCATTAGAAGCAACTGTACCAAAACTAGAGCCTAAATTGTTAACAAACGTCGATGTTGCAAATGTTGCATCGGTAGTTGTGGTAAGCACGCTGTTAGCAAACGCCTCAGATAATGCGCTTAATGTACCGTCTGCATTGTAAGTACCCACAGAAGCCGCTAAATTAGTGGCATATGAAGATGTGGCAAACCTATCCGATGCGGTAGTTGTTAGAACTAGATCCGCAAACGATTGTGCTAAGGAAGTTATTGTTCCTGTTGCGTCGGTTGTGCCAAATGACGATGCTAAGTTTGTAGAGAATGCAGAATTCGCCGCAATATTAGTTGTATTTGTTGTTAAGGATTGATTTGCTGTAGCAATACTGTTTGTGTTTGTTGTAATGCTTGAGGATATAGCTGCTAAGTCATATCCATTTCCGTTCTGATTGAGTAAACCAGCGAAATAGCTACCCAATGAAGCCATTGAATAGTTTTTAGTAATATAGATTCCGTTTTCGTACGATGAACCTATGACCTTATCAGAGGCTGTTATCTCTGAGTCATTAGTGTAATTGTGTATCTTTGCCATTATGAGTTTGTTTTAAAAGCCGTAACGCCTTCTTGTTGTTTCGTTTTTGGTACCGTTCTTTCCACCAGCACGATTTTTAGAAGATTTAATACATTTACTTGTTCGGTGGTCATAGTCGTATCCCTTAGGACACTTCTTAGCTTGGGCTGTTCTTTTTTTATATTTACCCCACTCACTCATTGCGTAGCGTTTATCTCTCGCTGCTTTCGCTCTGCGTGCTGTAGGTGATAGTTTTTGTGCCATACCTATATTATCACTTGCAATGCTAATAAGTTAATAGTGAGACATTAGGTAGCTACTAGTATACTTTATTAGCTAACGTCACATATATTGGGTGTATGTGTAACACTACCGTATATACTCTATAACCTTTATATAAAAGTCATTTATATTTACCCACCCCCCATACCGATTATATTATTATCGATTTGGTTTTGAGGTTGTATAGCATTAGTAGTATATCCTGGAACAAGTACGAATACTTTCGTATAATATAAGTGTAACAAACAAATAATAATAGATATGAATAAATTAAAATTAAACAATGCAATCAGCGAACTAACGACTGACCAACTAACTGAGATCTTCCCACCAATTCACCGCAATAACTTTGTTGTAAGAAAGTCATGGTACGGTAGAAATCAAATCATCACGTTCATCAATAACAAACATGAACAAATCACCTACAACCACGATGAGGTTCTTAAAGTAATGTTACCTAAACTAAACATTCTACCTTGCTGGTTAAAGAGAGGTTACTGGTCTCAATCAACTGACATGCCAAGTAATGTTCGAAATGTAGTAATCGAAAGAATTAAACTACTTGAAAACAGTGACAATAGCTAACTACTATTAAATCATTATGTACCTAATGTCACACTTTTACAGGTACACAGGTGAAGGGTTACATCTGTAAACAAATTAACAACTGTAAACAAACTACCTACTTTAAGTTCCACTTGTTTCTATAAGTATAAAAATGTGAATGAGTAAATGACACAACGGTTTTTGTGAGTTCGATTCTCACCGTGTCAACTAAGATAACAAAGTGTTGTCAATAACTTTTAAATATAATAACTATGTATAATCACTCAGCTTTAATTAGAATCTCTAATAAACTTTACCCTAACAAAAATGTCTTCAACCTAACTAAAGAAGAACAAAGAAAAGTATTAGAAATCTATAATGAATTTCACTAAACTAATACGAATCTAATTGTATAATATAAGTGTAATAAAAAATAAGTAATATGAAAATGTTTAAAATAATTTCTAACAACACTTGGGATAAAAGAGGAATTCCAACTAACTTTAAATACTATATGAAAAGTAAAAGTATAGAAGAAGTAAAAGAATACTATAAAAACAATAATATAAAATCAATTAAAGAAATATAAAATGAATAGAGAAGAAATATATAACGAAGTAATACAAGACTATTCTCACTTACAATATGAATATGAAGGTGACGAACTACAAGATAAAATAAACGAAATTGTAGATAATATAATATTAGAAACATTAACTAAAAAAATGTTTGGTGAACAATATACTTTCAACGAAATGAGTGAAAGAGAACAAGGAATGATAGAAAACGAATACAATGATATATACAGATAATTACGGAAACGATCTTACTTGGGCAATAGGTATGCAAATGGAAGATAAACTAACTAGAGAAGATGTACTAGGTATAATCGAGACTCACAAACTAAACACGAACACTAACGTATAATATAATAAATTAATAATATGAAAAATAATAATGAAATGACTACGGTACAAAAGTACAACCTTGCAATCTTTATCGGAACAGTAATCTACTTAACTAACTTACTTAACAACGGAGGGTTTACATTATGATACTAGATAAAACACTACGCGAATTACTTAACGAACTGCACTTCCATGCTAAAATGTTAAGAGACGAAACAATTGATCACCATGACTTCAGTAATGCAGTCGAAGAAATACTTGAACACTATGACAAATAAAACCTACTATGTATGTAAGACGATGAAAGAACTCCTCGCATTTACCAAAGCAAAAAGAAAACAACGAGCTCATTCTCACTATGAGATGGCCAAAGTACACGGACCTTGCAGTGGTATGGGTAACAAAAGATACCGAGTTGAACAAAAAAGCAACTACAGTAAACGTAAAAAACCTAGTTACACTACAATATGGAACTATAACAACTCCGGTGTGACTTACAAACTAAACACGAACAAATAAGTATAATATAATTGAATATGAATAAATTTAAAGACTATAAACCTGAATTAATACAAGCCAAACTACAGCAATGTCTTGACTACGAAGCCAAATACGGTACAATACCACAAGTAACTGCAACGAAAAAATGGTGTCAAAGCTATGAATACAGAAAAAACGAGTGGCAATTCAGACAAAATGTAGCAAAATCAATTAATTATAACACTAACTACTTAAAACCTTATTACAATGAATAATACAGAAGAATTAGAACGATTGTTCGAAGAAAAGTTTGGTGAAGGATCACTAGAGTTTGCAATAGAGCAAGGTTTCGACAAAGATGAATTACTAAATAATATATAATATGAGCAAAATGAAAGAATTAGACGATATTGCACAAGGTATTGCAGACGTCACCAAAGAATTAATGTATGATAGTGTTGACTGGCAACTATCAGAATATGAAGCAGAAGGCGATAACTACAACGCTATACATTCACACGTCATGAACTTAGCAATAAGAAAATTATATGAAGAAACAAAAGAGAAAGTTTAGCCACCACAAATTACTGCAAGCACAGATAATTGCAGCGGAACAACAGTATTGGGAACGATACAACTCAGGTATTCAACAATGGATACAAAACAAATACGAATGAGATCGTATAATATAAATGTAACAAATAAAAAATTAATATATGTATTGTAAATGCGGCGACAAAGTACACGAAGTACGAATCAAATTAGGATATAGAACTTGTATGCCTTGTTCAACAACCCAAACCTATTCTTATGTACCTATAATAGCACATAAAACAGGTAACACAATACAGATAGTGAGTCAAGAAGTGAGCGATTCAGTTCACCGAGCTTGGCGAAGAAAGTAGCAGGACGAGTAGCTTAATTAGGTAAGAAATAGGAAGCTAAGAAGGATTTGAAGCCAATTATAAGTATATGTGAATTCTAGGGAGTAATTACCCAAAAGAAGACGGAAGTGTATTACACTTAATAATTGTTTGATGAATTTCCAGACGCTACACTAACTTACACATAGGTGAATTGCCTGCTACAATAGGGAGTGATATGGTAAGTGAGACTGTTCGCTTGATTGCGGTACACGACATCTCAAACGGCGGTTCGACTCCGCCCACTTCCACTAAATGCGGGATAGAGCAGAGGTAGCTCGTTGGGCTCATAACCCAAAGGTCGGAGGTTCGATTCCTTCTCCCGCAACTAATGAAATATCCAAATGCAACGAAACATTTTTATGTGTCAATTCTGAAGAGTACAGTAAGAATTGGCGGGTATGTGCTAATACCTTTCGACATAATAGCGGCAACTATAGTATTGATAATCAGCGAGTTAATCGGTGTAATTGAAGAAATGGTTTAACACAGAACAAACACGAACTAAATTGTATAATATAATAAATTAATAAACTATGAGCAAATCACTTTACCAAAGATTATTTCCTGAATTAAAGAAAAATCTAAATGCAAATGCGAGGGAATACGCCACCGCTAAACAACTAAAATACAGACTAATGAGCCACACAGCGTGGTATCAATTAACTGTTGACGACGTCAGGCAACTACAAACGTGGGCAGACTTCTACGACAGATCAGTAGATTCTGTGCTATACGGCGACAATATAATAATTAAAGACTAATGAATGTTGATCACCTTAAAGAAACGAAAGAGCGAGCAGTCTGTAAAGTTTTTGCAAACTTATGCCACCTTGAAAATGAGATTAAAGACTGTCAGGAAAACATAGATAACAAAACATTATCTAAAGTCGGTATCACCGTTGAAATGCACGAAAGTATTTTAAGCGGTTTATACAAACAAAAACAAGTATGGTTATACTTATCATCCCTAATTAAATAATATGAGTACTAGAAACGTAACAATGGTCGTAAATCGATCAGAAGCAAAACAATTTGAAGCAGGCTTCGCAGTTAATCCTGAACAGGTTAAAGACGATAGCTATGTAAATATGTACATGCACCATGATGGTTATCCTTCGTGGCGTGGTGTTGAGCTAGCTAACTGGGTAAACTACATGCAAAAAGATGAAGGCTTCACTCAATTTGGTGATGGTTCTAGAATTGCAAGCCACTTAGCACACGACTTTCACTACAACAGTCAATATTTATATCCTAGTGTCACATCAGTTGACCACCAGTATACATGGATTATATGGGTTGGCAAACCTGATGTTTGGATAAGTTGTTGGGATAACTACTCAAATAAAAATATATTTGTAGGTAGTCCTAATAAAATAATAGAAAAATATGCAGAACCTAATGCAGGCTACACACAGTGGAATAAAGAAATAAAACCTATGAAGCAAAAAATAAATTTAATATGAAAGAAAATAAATTACCTAAATGGTTTAATGGAACCGTATACAATCAAGGCGATAGTGTAACAAATCCATTCTCTGGCGAAAGCTACGAACTTAACAACTTAGAATTAAGTATGTACGACTTTGTTATGGGGTGCGCAATGATACCCTCAACAAATTTAAATGATTCTGTAATTAAAAACTGGCAAGACGGTTTGTCATGGTTCAGAACAAATAACCCTAAAGCCTATATGGTATTACTAGATTAATATGGAAAAAATATATAAAGAAGACATGCACGATGTCACACCCGAAGAAGCAAAGACTTGGATATTAGATTATTACAACTCTAAAATAACAACCGATTATATGGGAACTAATACTTGTGACTATATTTTTGAATCTGTATATACTGCAGACTCTTATACAGTATATTGGGCTCATGCAAACGACGATTATGGTTTTAACCCTGAAAATGTTTATTACTATGCTAATGGATTAGTTGATGAAATTATAAGTTGTGTTAAAGACGGTCTTGATATATTTGTTGATGAAGAAATTTACGACGAATTATATATCGATGATTTACTTCATGAACAATATATAATAGTACAAGACAAAATTGAATCTGAAAAAGAATTAAACGACACAGAATAAACACGAACGCAAATGTATAATAATAATATATGACAGACGACGAATACAAAATGCTATACCGCAGAATACGTACCGATTTATACAATGAGTTTATAAATCCTGAAACAGCAACTTACGGGCTTGATGTCGTACGACAACAGGAATCTAAGTATTACAGCACAAATGATTTATTACTTGAAGAAATAGAAAGTTTGACTGGTGTAATGAAAGAATACGAGGCTAACGAAGAATACGAACAAGCCGCATTAATTAAAAAAAGAATAAATAAAATAAAAAAAGAATTATGATAAAACCAATGCTCGCATACAAAGTAGACAAAAAACCTGTCGACTGGTCCGAGAAAGTATACATTCAACCCAAGCTTGACGGCGTAAGGTGTGTTATATACGTCGACGACAAAGAAAACATTAGATGTTTCTCACGTACAGGTAAAGAATTTCACAATCTTGAACACATTAAACTATCGTTAAACAAATTTTTCTTTGACTATGCTAATGTAGATGTCGTGCTCGACGGTGAATTATACAACCATGATCTTAAAGATGACTTCGAAAAGATTATATCATTAGTTAGAAAACAAAAACCAACTGATGCTGATAAAGCTGAAGCTGAAAGACTAATACAGTTTCACTGCTATGACTATATAGAAACAGTTATGGATAAGCCTTACAGTTACAGGTCTGATCAACTAGCTTGTTCTGATATGTACAACTACTGTATTAAATATGTAGAAACTACTCTAGTTAATTCTAAAGACTCTGCACAATTAAGACATCAGTATAATCTAAATAACGGTTACGAAGGCTCTATACTACGTCTAGATAAACCTTATCAGCAAAAACGATCTTACAACTTACAAAAATTTAAAGACTTTAACGACACCGAGGCTACAATTGTAGGTTATGAAACTGGCAAAGGCAAACGTGAAGGTACTCTTGGCAAGTTCTTAATGCAAGATGATGATGGCATAAAATTTGGTTGTCCTCCAGGTAAAGGCTACAACTACAAAGATTTAGCTAATATACTTAACAATATTCATGACTACATAGGCAAACGAGCTACGTTTACTTATTTCGAACGTACTCAGTACGGTAGTTACAGACACCCACTATTTAAAACCATTAGAAATTATGAATAACCCTTGGACTAAAGCATACACACACCCAAACTTTTATAGGTTTTCTATAGAAGAAATAGATGAAATGTTAATATGTGAACTTGAAGAAATATACAATTATGAGTAAAGTTATATGGCAATTATACAACGAAAATATGATAAGCATAGAAGTTGCTAACATATTATTAGACACACACTATAATAGAGTTAATAAAGCATGAATATATTTTATTTACACGACGACCCTCATTTAGCAGCGAGTTATGTTTATGACAAACACAAAGTTAAAATGATCTTAGAGAGCGCCCAAATGCTCTGTACGGCCCATCATCATTATGCAGAAGAGCGAGATTATGATGCTTCTTATATACCATATAAAAAAGCACATTACAACCACCCTTCAAGTATATGGTGCCGTGAAACAAGTGCACAGTACTATTGGTTATTTGAACACATGCTAGCACTCGGTAATGAGTACACTAAACGATATAACAAACGACATTTAAGTATTGAAAAATGTTTTGATGTATTGAAAAACTGTCCTGTAGGTATGCCACTTGGTAACAAGTTTGAGCAACCACCACAGTGTATGCCTGACGAGTTCAAACGGTCAAATGCTATACACGGGTATTGGACGTATTACATAATAGAAAAAGCAAAAATAATAAATAAGAATGAAACAGCTTATAATTTTAACACTATTCCTCGGGGAGTTAGTGACCGCTACGGTTTACCATGCGGTAATTGAACAGACAGACAGCACTCCATTCGTCACTGCCTCAATGAAACATATTAATCCTGATAACCCTGCTGGGCACAGATGGATTGCGGTTTCTCGAGACCTTGAAAAGTTGGGTTACACGTTTGGAGCGAGCGTCTGCATAGAAGGAATAAGTAGAGAATTTGATGGTGACTGGACCGTACAAGACAGAATGAATAAACGTTTTACTAAACGTATTGACTTTCTTGTTAACGTTGGCACTATGGGAAAATGGAATAACATTAAAATTGAATTAAATGAGTAAAACAACAAAAAATGCAAAGCATTTAATAAATGCAAATGTTTTTAACATTGCAAACAAAATAAAGAAATTTCAAAAGCCGAGAAGAGCGACGAAAGCTAATAAATAATAATTAGTAATAAGCTAATGTCACAAGATAGAAACTTAAAGTGGCTGAACGATAGGCAAGTTATATATTACCGTAACCCTATCTCAGATCTGCCAACCGAATCAACTAATCTATATGATTACTACGCGGAAGGTACGTTCCAATGCTACAATCTATTTCGCAGTAAAGCAAAGATAACTACATATAAATCATTAAAGTGGCATTTTTTAGTTTTATACTATTTAAATGCAGATGGCATCGAAGGAGATGATGTTTCACTTGATGATGATATGCGGTCCATATTTAATTTTATTGCAGACAAAGAAAACGGTTTTGTTACATTCTTTATGAAACAAAAAATACTTGACAATATGATTAATGAAGTGCTTGGCATCGGTGATACACCTCCTCGTAATCGAATACGTAAAGTAATATTCAAACACGGTACAGGTTTAACATTATCACAGAAGCTAAGCATAGTAGGTAAACTAATTGGTAAAGGTAAAAAAGTTTCAGAAGACGACATATACCAATGTATGCTTGATCTCAATCACGAAAAGCAAAAGATAACAATAAGTAAACTAGCCAAGTTATTAAGTTGTACCACAAGAACAATACACAGAAATATGGGCAATCAATTGAAAACAGAAAAAGAACTACTTAATAATGAACTATGAAAAAATATAACATACCAATATATTTAAAATATAAAGAAGAAGTTGAAGATGCAATTGAAGAAGTAAATAAACCAATTGACGGTGATTATACTAAATTAACTAATGAAGAACTAATAATAAACTTCTTACCGCTAGTTGAAAACATAGCGAGAAAACAATCAACAACTAATCAAGCATCAGGTATACTGTCTATACTAGATTTAATACAGGATGGTAATTATGCATTAATTGCCGCAGTAAATAAACTAGACAGAGAATTACTATTGAAATCTGAAGACCAAGAAAAAACACTTAAATCGTTTTTATCTAAACGAATTAAGGGAGCAATCAGACGAGCCGTTGATATGAACAGAGGTGAGATAAGAATACCTGAACATAAATTAAATGAAATACGCAAGAATCCTAAAGATGAAAAGCTTGTTGCAATGTTCTTTAATTCAGTATTCTCTTCAATCGATGCTAGCCCTAATGATGATGAAAATTTAGCTTATCAAGTAATAGACAAATCCGAACCATATAACATAGCTTTATTAAATACTTATTTGCTAGGTTTAATGCGAACGCATTTAGACGAAAGACAATATAATGTATTGAGGCTAAGTTACGGTTTAGACTGTGATAAGCATTCTGCAAACGATATAGCCACTCAAGTTGGAATTAGTGTGAGCACTGCTCATGTAAGAATTTCACAAATAAAACGTGATGCT